TGTTACTATTTCACCTACAGTAAATAACTGGGCTATTGACTTCTCAATACCGAATACATCATAATTAGCATGAAGAGACTCAAATTGGTCTATAGCTGGAACAGATGTATTAAACTCTTCTGAAGCGTACTCGAAGAGGTTACAATGTAACTGATATGTAGGTAGATTACCAAGGGCATAAAAAGGAAGTTCATGTTCTACATGAGATATCTCAAACATAGCATTAGATAATGGCATATATATAAGATCACCCTCAAAAGGACGAATCTGATTTTCTGTATGAAGTATCTTTTCCCATCTTGATTTAGATACAATAAATGTAGCTTGATCTCTAATCTGAAGTCCGAATTTAGACATAAGATCACCTTCACCACCCCATCCTTCTGTATTTTCTATATACATTTCTATAGAATAGGCATTCTCAAACTTAGCATAATCTTCATTTAATATATCATCTTTTGTTATAACATGTCTAGGTAGATACATAACATCTTGCCCAAACATCTGAAGAGATTCGATAATAATATCTTCATACAGATTCTGTTCTGATTTTACTTTATGGTTAAAGTGTGTATTAGTTGCCATAACTTATTAACCTATCATAAAGTCAATAGGGAGCTCGTACGATAACCTAATATCTGCTTCTATCTTTTCAATCTCCGCAATAGCATCATCATACAATTGCCTACCGTTTAAAGTAATTCCACCCGGTAAAACCATACCATCAAATTTAATTAAATTCTGACCCCATTGCTTCTTTATAAGCTGTGTAAGATATTTTTTCAACAGACGATCATTATATAAGGATGTAGCAGTTTCTGGGTCTATAGTAGACCATGCAGCTACTAGTAGATAACTTCCTACTTTTAACTCATCATCATCTACATCTAAAAATAACTTGTGTTCATGTCTAGAAAATCTAATAGCCTCTGTTGTACCAGATCCTAATTTCATATCATAGAGGGCTAATGATGATTGCATCATAGTATATTCTGCAATACCACCCATCGACATAAGTCTGTTCATATCAGCTAATCTCATTTGATACTCAATATCAAAGAGGAAATTAGACCCAGAAGCATCTATAGGTAATATCCTATCTACCCATAAAATCTGATTAGATAGATCAAGATATTTGTTCTCTTTATCCTCAGCTGTTATTAGATGTTTAAAGTATACCTTTTTTGTAGCATCAGAATGGTATTCTTGCCAGAACTCGAAAGCTTCATCTAAACGATCTTCTAATTGATCTTCATCCACATTTACTTCAAGTACAGGTTCCCCTAGTTCTCTTAAACAATAGTTAACTAGGGTCTCCCTTGAATTTGGTTGTAAAGTCATAATTGGTCCATTACCTTATCTATATAAAGGTATTTATACATTTAGTCTTCTTGGTTCTTAAGCTGTGCCATATAAGATTCTATTTTATATTTATATTTAAACGGAAGTCTAATATAGTTGTTATCATGATAACCAGGACCTGTTACAACAGCAGGTCCTGTAACAAATCTATCAACTACTTTAAGGTCGAAAGCATTATGATGAAGCGATTGGTATAGATCAATCCAATAAGACGACCAATTATCTGCAGTACCAGTACCATCTCCATGAATTTGCAGTCTAATATACCAATAACCATCTTGACCAATATAAGCTTCATGCTGTGACGATGTGTGAGGAGCTCCAATATATCTTACAGATCCTATATCCGCAGTAAGATTAGAGCTTCTATTCCGAATAGATATTGTCTGTTCAGACATTACAAAATCAGTGGAAAGTGTTTTAATCTTTAACATTATTTCATGCTTTTTCTGGTTATACGGTATCTCTATAGAGTACTGATCTAGATCTAATATGGATTGAGTTGACCCAGTTTCTATTTTACCATCATCTAGAACATAATCTGTAGTAGCACCTACAGGTGTATGAGCTGTTCTTGTGGTAGGATAACCCACTCTAGATTGTTCAAGAGAGGACATATCAAGTCGTGTTTTGATTATACCATTTGTTATAATTTCATACTTGTCGTTCGGTGTAGAAGTTTCAGCTGCCATATCAATAAACCAATAAGGTTTTAATGGGTCATTGTGTGGTATGCTACGTTTATATATATTTTTAGGAATTATTATGTTTTCCCAAAATGTACCATTCCATCTCCAATTATCTAAATGTGTATCATTGATACTCGGGTCTTCAGGAAAAGCCATCCCAGCTGGCAACCCTAATTGCTGTTGCTGTTTCTTTGTTTTAGCATCAGCCTTTGGTGCTATATGAACCCAATACCTAGTATCTAATAATTCATAATGACCATTTGATGTCATTTTAGGATCTGCCCATCCTGTAGGTTCCGATGAAGGTATAGATTGTATACATTTATAGAACCCTGAAGACCATGGACCCATACATGAATCATAATCTTCAGTTTCTTTAGTTGTGTTAAAATCGTAGGAGTGAGATACATATAATACTGTATCACCTACAGAATAGGGTAAGCCTCTTTTATATAGTGTAGTTTTAGGGTATTCTGATAAATAATACCCTCCAGAGTTATTTGTATATGTCATATCAAGTTCAGTCCAGTCAGTACCTGGAGTAGAAGGCTGAACTCCAGCATTATTACTAACAGATGTATCAACTTCATTACGGATCCATAACCCGTCAAAATTAGATAACCCATTACCTGCACATACTACAGACGTCCATACTTTGTTTTTATCCCAAATTACATCACCTTTCTCATATACTCTAGCTATATCCCATTCTCTTATATCAGGGTTCATAGCATAGTTACCATTAGTATCAAATAAAATCCTATAAGGATTTATTTTATCCGCGAAGAGAAATCCACGAAGAGAAGATGGGTGAGGTTTAAGATCCGTTAGGTCAGTTACCCCATATTGATAGTTCTCTGTATCTTCATAATGGAGAGAAGGTAGTAGTGCATCTTGGTAATGAATAGATCTTAAATTAAGTATATCCTTTCTAGAGGCAGTCTGCCATGATGTACCTAGATATGATGGGGTCGGTCCTACAGTAAAGTCAAGGTTATCTACTCCTGAAAGATTTGGATGAAAAGGCCTTGATAGTGTTGTCTTAGCTGATGATGAATCAAAGATGTGGGTTGTTCCTTCAAACCAATCAGTCCAAGTTGCTCCATCCTCATTAGGAGAATTGTTTAGTGTTACTGCCGGCCATACTTTTCCGGGTATTTTCCCTGGTATATATGATTCTCTTGTCTGTACTGATGAATGTTTAAGAAGTCTTACTTTAGCTCCGGAAGACAGAAAAGGTTCTGATTTATAAACATCTGGGTTAATAGCTGTTATTTTATCACCAAGAGTGAAAAAATTTCTCCGGCCATCTGGATAAAAGTATGACAGTGACAACATTTCATTATCTATTAGAGGTTCCGCTCCAATATCTATTAAATTATAATCGTTTTCTGAAAGTATTGACGGTATAAGGTATTCTTTGGATACAGTAGCTTTATTCCCAAAATAACCATAAAATTCAACATTAAATAAGTCCAGAGGACTATTACCATCTTCACTTTCTGGATATACACAAGCTATTTTTTTGTCATCATCCTTAGAAGTGTATTTTGTAAACCACTTTAAGTCTCCCATATCGGCAATAGAATATCTAAGACCTTCTACCATATCTGATATGTCTATTAGATCATTACCACCAGAGTCCTTCTCAAATACAGGTTTCCAAACAGTAGCACCTGGGATATTAGTTACAGTAGACCCATTTGCTCTAGCTACAAATGTTTTACCCACCATTCCAGCTTCAAATTCGTAATATTTAATAAGATTGACTACTACTTTTTCGTCTGATATAAGTGCCGCACCAAAACCAACTCCATCAGGAGTTGCTGTGTAGTCAACACCCTCTACCTGAAGAACTTTATTCACATATACCTTCATTACATCACCAGCTGTCGGATCATAAGCACCAGCTTCTCCAAGCCTAGTTCCTTGCCCATTAGTAAAAGTATTATTAAATGAAGACGTATTACCCTCGGCTGTATCATATAATTCCGCCCCTCCGGAGGGAAACTGATTATTATAAAACTGAATTGGATTGTTTTCAAGGTCAGTAGCAGGAACTGTATATCCTTGGATATAAGTTTGATAATACGACTGAGCACGATAAAAATTATGTCCTGTATATGTCGGAATAGCAACCGGAGTTGTACTAGTAATATCTGTAGCTCCAGCTGACCAATTGGAAGATGACAGTGCGGCAGCAACAGGATTGCCTTGATAATCCGTCGACGGAAGGTCTGGGATGGTTCCAGCCATAGCTGCATAATTCCATATATCGAATTGGGTTGGTATTCTTGTGGATCCTGTATATTCTTTCTGAAACCAGTTAAACACAGCTGTAAACATTTGTTCTTCAGTTTTTATTCCAAGACTTACCTCAAGGTATGTTATAGCTTTCTTTTGTTCTGTTACTATATAATCACCAGTAATGATCTCATTCCTACCGTCTAATTGAGCCCACTTATCCATTAAATCTAATACATCATTACCATCCCCTATATTTGAAATTACATATTCTTCTCCCTCTATAATATCAGCAAAGGGTATCTCTGTTGGCTCAACCAAATTCTGCATAGATATTTCAGATGACTGATAATTAACAGAAGCTGCGTAAGCTGCACTAGTTGTTGTAGCTGTAGCTAGTGTAGGAGTAACACCTATTTCATATTGTATAAGATCATCAGCAAACCCAGTTTTTATAAAATTATTTTGATACTCAACAAATAATTCGTCATATATATTAACATGTGTATTACCTTGTTTATCATAAGTCCAATCGATAATATAACGATCTGGTATAGAAGACTGATCTAAATGACTAACATTATTTAAAGCTCCGCTTTTCCAAGCGTCAGTTGCTAGTTTTAAATCATCCTTAACGTCCCCTATAGTCATATCCTGCCAATGTATAGCGTATGATGGGTTTGTGTTTAATTTTGTAAAAGCTCTTTTAGCTAATTTAGCATATGATACAATAGATCCTTCAGAACCCGTAACAATTGGTGTAGCCGTACCACCTGGCAGATAATCTGCTGTCTGATTAAATATGCGATATAACCACTGATTATCCGAAACATCGTATGTAGATTGTTCTAGAAGGGTTCCGTTTTTATATATCTGTATCTGATCGTCTGGGTTTTCATCTTTAAACATCATATAACGTGCTTTCGGTTGAAGATTTTTACGAAAAGGTACGTCATAATCTTCTATGGAATAGAACTCCATGTAGTTATAATCTTCAATAGATTGTATATTAATGTCAGAAAGGTAGTGATTTATAGATGTATCTAGACTACGCTCATCCTCATTTATTATATCATATCTTACCTGAAAAAGATTAATTAGAGAAGCTTTTTCTTCTTCTGAATTAAGTTTCTGGAGTATATAATCTCTAGAATTTTCATAATCATTGGTAAATAATATGGGTCCATTGGTCCCTGTGTTATTCTGGGTGTATGTAGTATAAGTCGCGGCGGCAACATTTGGAAGTGTTGACCAAGCATAATCTTTAATTGATAATATATTAGTACGCCACGAATCTGTTAAATTCTGTAGTTCAGTATCATCATAGTTGGAGTCTATTAATACATCATGATTAAGATAAAAGAATGGATTCTCTACACCTTCTTCAATTGTTTTATTAGTAACAGAATAAGATAATTTAAATTCTGTTTTAATCACATCTTGATTCTCATTTACAACTTTAGCATAATAGGTAGGAAGTATGTTATTTAGATACTTGTCTGTAAATTTTACAGACCACGTTTTGTCCTTTTCTGGGGAAGTATACGTTGGGACTAAGATTGTTGAAAACGAATAAGATGAATCCATTCTATTAATTTCATTAGACTCATAAGTTTCTTTAACTTCATTCCAATCAGTCTTATAAGAATAGGCCTTTATGTCTGTAACATCAGTTATTGTATTATTATTAACAGCTGGAGAAACATCAATATTCCCTTGAACCATCCCGACAATTACAGGAAACAAATCAATAAACGAGGATATTATTGAAGGTCTTAAAGGCTGACCAAAGGCATTACCACTTGGGTCAGCTGTAGGATCTAAATCGGAAACTGTATAGTCAGTACCCTCCACTAGTAAAACATTTGGTGTCACACTTGTGTTATAGACGTCAAGTGACCAAGATCCTGATACATAAGGTAAAGCAAATGTATCAGTAGCCAGTTCATTTTGGTTACTAATACCAATAGTCTCGAAAATGTACTTATAAGCATGTGAACCGTTCTCTTTTACTATAAACAGTTCTTTAAGTGCTTTAGTATAATCATTAAATGTAGGTATTCTTACAGAAGAATAAATTGAAGGCGAGGCTGATTCCTCTAGAATTACATTGTGTGTATTGAGGACATGTTTAGTAGAAGGATTTTGACTTATTGCATCTAAAACTGCATATAATCTACCTTCTGCCGTATTAAAACGTGCTGATCTGATTCTAAAATTAGGATCCGGATGATCTGGATTTTCGTAAATATATTCTGATGTAGGACCAACCTCAAAATCTGGTTTAACTGTTCCTCCGAGATTATTAGCATTTGCTGTATTAATTTCTACAGAATTAAATAAATACTTACCCCATCTAACAGATTTAATAGGACATCTTACAGAAACACCGTTTAAGGAAACCAATAAAACTTCTTCCCATGCATCGTCTTTAATTTTGGGCCAGTTATGATTATGAAGTTCACCTTCTTGTCTTTGACGCTGTGATTTGGTTCTATGTTGACTATACCAATCATAAAAGAACGGGTTTATATCCTTAATGACTCTATGCGTATCAATGCTAATATGTTCTGGCAAAACATTGTGTTCTTCAATATAATCTAATAATTTATTTGCAGGTAGCTTATTAATTTCAATATAGGCTTGATCCTGATTTTCGTCTAATAATATTTTTCTAGTTCCGGATTTTAAATTGTTAAGGTAATCTTTAATAAACGATATAGAATATGTTATATCCTTTTCTTTTATTACTAAAGGGTCTGTACCTACAAATAAAGGATTATAAGATTCTTCTGCAAATTTTAATGCTTCTATTTCTCCAGAGTTGGATGCTGGGTAATTATCCCAAAACATAGTTATTCCAGATCCAGGAATACGCTCCTTTGTGCGATTTACTTGAGTTTCACCTACTAATATAGATTTATTTGGCCAGTTAGTAGCTTCATTTAGAGGATCAAATAAATTTAATGATTCTTCAGTTGAGAGTAGAGTTTCTCCATAGAAATTCCCGTTTCCAAAAAAGTCTACATCAGATTTAATAATAGTAGGTGTGTATGTAGGCACTTTATTCCAAGACCTACTCATAGAGCCCCCAAGAAAGGATATCGATGAATTTGCAATACCTGTTTCTTCACGCTCAGTTTGTTGATTAGGAAAGCATATATGTCTAATACGTTTAGATACGCCTATGTTCCAAAGATATTGAACCGAATTATCAAATTGAAGAGAACTTTTATGTCCGTATTCATCACCAGGTGATTTGGCTTTAACCCCTGAAAGTTCTATTACTTTAGCCTTAGCTATTAATTCTTCTGAATTACCATCTGGGTCCGGTATAGATATTTCTGATGATTTAAGCTGATCTTGAAGAGGTTTAATTTTAGGTTTATACAGATGCTCTAGGAACCAATCATACACATCCTTATTGAATGTTGATTTCTTCCATGCCTCTTCGTTATCTTTAGGGAACTTAAGACCGTATTCATCACCTCGATGATCTTTAATACATGTATAGTGTTCTCCTAGCGAATAAACTTCCATTCCCTTTAACCAGTCCCAGCCACGGTTATAACTTTCATATCGCCAGATATATCTTCTCCAAAGGGAACTTGGTACTCTCACAGAAGAATTATATCTTTGCCGAGTTGTTGCATCCCCAATAAAGTGTATTATTTTATCTGATCTACCTGTGTTGGTGTTAAGGGTCCAGTCATCCGGTGTATTGTAATCCTGTTGCAACGACCAAATCTTAGGACCAAAGGCACAATGGCCAATATCAACATCTAGTTCAGTAATAGGAATGTCATCAACCGGGAATCTAAACCCTCTATTTGGCCAGCCGGTTGCATTATCATTGACGGTTGCAGTCGCATCTTGATCTCCATACGCGTCTAGGTCTTCAGCCCCGGATCCGGAATATTTTGCATGAAAATAATAACCAAAAGCATTAAAAATATAGTAAGACTTTACTTGAAAAATATCTGGAATTCCAGTCCAATAATTACTGCTGTAGTACCAAATAGGTATGTCAGCACCATATAATATTGCGGATGAATATGTCCCATGAGTCATACCAGGAGTATAATTATCTAAATCTTTATAGCTCTGATGGTCACATATTTTTATAAGCTCATTTAAGGTAGAAACTGTGTGATTTATATAATTATTATGAAAATAAGTACCAGAACAAGTATAACCGGACTGTTGATTCCAAGTGTATGGGAATTCAAATTCAGTTATTTCAACTGGTGGTTCAAGCACCATAGAAAGAGCTCTATATGTCCAAAGATGCCATTGCTCAGATCTATCTCCTGTTTCAAGAGACTTATAGTCATAAGGATCTATAGTATCTGCAGGATCATACATACCTGCATTTAGTACATTACCTATTTTTAATGTATTATTATTTTTGTCTTTAGGTAATGTAGTGTCCTCAATATCCTCAAAGAGCCAATCCGCTAAATCTGGATATAGTCCTCGGTCAAAATAAAGAGCATCAGGATCTTGACCGATCCACCAATTATCCTGAGATGGGTAATGGTTATATCCTGCATCCCTGTTAAGTTTCATATATGAACTGTTGCTGTTTCCTGTATTATTAAATGGAGCAAAGACCGACATTGGTCTTTTCGATGTTGGTGAAGCATCCACTACCCAATTCATTTCTGATATTACTGTCTGGTAAATAGCTTGAAGCAGTATATACATTTTAGGGAATATTACATCGAATACATCATACCCCTTCTCTTCATATACTTTAAGAGCATAATCAAAGTCTGGTTCAAAAGACATATTAGGTATTCTTAAACCTTCTGAGTCTAGATCATTTTCTTTAAAAGATAGAGTTTTATATTCAATATTGTGTGTGTCAAGAATACCATACGATATTGAACCGTTATCGTAACTAAGAGTTGCACCACCAGCGTCAGTATATAGACCAGAAAAAAGATTTGTTTTTAAATGGAGATATTTATGTGTAAGTGGTGTTTCCCCTGTTTGAACTGAAAACCATGAAGCTTTATCTGCCCACCAATTTAATACAGAATGAGTAGCTGTATGTTCAGGTTTATTATAACCATCATCTCTCATTTCAATAATGTTAGAGGAGCATGTTTTTCGACTATCTGCTCTTACAGAACCTAGAACTGTATTAGCAATTTTATTGTCATCATTAACATAAGTCCCTGTTATATTAATACCCCTAGAAGTATCAAAAGTAGTAGCGGAATCAATATAAAGTGACCCTGTTTCTCCTGTAGATATTACTACTTCTTCAGTAGCCATAGCATCTAATGGAATACGCGAATCTAAATACTTACCGTACAGCGCAGTATCTGCAGAATTCTTTACAACAGACCTACCATCTTCATCGAATTTAGTATAATCGGTACCTATTTTTAAGGCCTTAGATGTAAGGAATATATTACGAGGAAATACATTTTCCCTTACCTTTTCTTTTTCTGTAGAATTTAACCCATGATTTACTACCAATGGGTTACCTACAAATATATCTTCTCCTGAAAGATTAATCTGTGACGATTCTATTAATATATTAGGTTTATTAAAGAATGGCCAGATATCATTATATCCTTTAAGTATTTTATCTGAGTATAGTCTAACAGAAGAACCTATGTATTCTGAATTAGATAACTCTGGGTATTCCTCCGAAAACTTTATTAATATATCATTAGGAAGTCGTGAAGCATCAATACCATACGTTGTTAGGTATTTCAGAGTAGGGTTAGAAGATCTTTTAATGATAGGTAATAAGTGGGTAGAATACCAAGATAATTGACTTTCAGTAAGTTTCTTAATACCAAGAACGTGCTCAAACAGACGTTCAAATTCGGAAATTGAAGGAATAGGATCACTGTAATTTCTATATTTAGCTTGGAAGTCCCATACATATCTAGATTTTTCTTCATGAGAAATGTATATTGGGGTTACTAAAATATTATATAATACAGTATTATTAGTAGGAATTCCTGATGAAAGAGCTAGGAGTTCTTGAGCAACTGATAAAAGTATAACATCATCTATAAGAAAAACTTCATCTCTTATAAAAGCAATAGTTGATGTGTTATATGTTATATCTGAAGTATCACGTGCAATTTCTTCAAGGTCTAGAGCAGACGGTGGTGTATTGTATAAGGATTCTATATTCTCAGAATTAGTCTCAAATATAGATGATAAACCAGACTGGAGATTATGTGAATATGTTGCCTCTGGAACAACCATAAATTTCAATTGAGATGCAGTTGAAATTAAATCATCAGAGTCTAATTCCTTTACTATATTCTTAGAAGCACCAATAGCTAAGGAGTGGTCGAATACTAATCTTGCTCGTGACCCAGATCCAGTAGATAAAGATTCTAGAAGATTGACGGATGTATCCTGAAATGTAGTATTTAATGTACCTGAGTCAATATAAAAAGGGTATTTTTCTGTTATAAACTCGGACGCTTTACGGGTTTCTGAGTTATATATTGAGTGTATATATAAATCTGCTTCAAGTTCTATAATATCCGAATCAGAATTAATATAATGTATAGAAGATATTATCCCTCTTGTATAGGTACCATCATCGTTAAGCTGTTGTACTGTTTCATTTATTGTAAAATTAAATATCTCATCTTTATCTGCTTTTATCCTATAACGATGAACATCAGATACTTGTCTATTCCATATTAAATTGATTCTAGAATCTAATGAAAGTACACCTTCCGTATCTAAAACTAAACCTCTACCAGGTTCTACTACTGTATCCGTATTAACAGTATCTGTAATAATAGGATCCCATAAATCCTCTTTAACTTTTACAAATAATCTGTGACCTGTATTAGGCTCAACTCTAGAAAGCTGTGGGTTATAGTTTAAGAACCCTACTAGAGAACCTAGTGGGTATAATTCTGAATTTTCAAGCGGGGTAGATATAGTTAATGCATTAACACCCGGAGATTCTGTAAAATAACGAAAATTATCATCAAGTTCCTGGTATGTTAAAGAAGATTCTTTATCTAATCTATATGTTAATTTGCTCATATTACCCTATTTCCAAAAATTAATAGCTATTATAACTATATTTATTAGATTTATATCAATAGGTATTATTATCCAACATATCCTTTCTCTGACACATAACCGTCATTTATACAATTATATATCTCCTGTTCCTCTGGAGAAAGTGCTCTATTAAAGGTAAATAACTTCTTTCTTAATGTCTCATGGAGTTCTGTATTATCCGGATCGTTTTCTTTGGCGGCCGCTAAATCAGAAGCCACTTGAATATAATCAATATTATTCTCCATTTGCAAAAACATTCCCTGACCCAGTCTCTGCAGAGTTTGCTGGCCATGAATCGTGGCCTTTAGTTGCATCACCTTTACGATGAACAGCTATGTTATTAATGTGTACATTTTTTGAACCAGCAGCAGCCGGATCTCCACATGAAGGCAAATCATCATCAGCATCTTCTGGCTTATTCACTGTATCACCTATTCTTACAGTATGTTTGTTATTAGTAAGCACATTAGTAGATCCTGTTGCATAAGCATACTGATGGTGTGGATTAGGTGTCTTTGACGCATGTCCTGCATGTTTATCAAGTTCTACTCTAACTATTCCGGTCATTAGGTACCATCATCATGTGTATGAGTAGATTCAGTAGATTCATCATGTGCATGACTCTCATGTGGCCAAACAATCTCTAATGGATCATCGGACTGTTTTGTAAGATCTCTAAGTGCCTGTATATAGGTATCCACTAATTGAATATCATCAGTAGGCTCTAATCCAAGTCGGGATTCACTTTGATTTCTAAGAATCCTCCACTCAACCTCACGAATTTTAGAATTTCGAACTTCTCTAATTTCCGCCCATCTCCTAACAGTTTTAGCAGCAATCTCAAGGTCGGTTAGTCCCACTCTTTCGAATGCAGTTCCACTCCAAATAAGTTTATGGGTTTCCTCATCATATATTGGAGGATCTTCTACTATTATATAACCAGCATCAATTAATTCTTCTGGTGTAAAAGTTGAAGAATCTGTTCTGGTATTCCCATCTGATAATCTGATTCTTTCTGGAATATTAGAGTCTGGATATTGTGTTTTATATGAATATAATGTCATAATTTTTCTCTATTTTTGTGTAATTAGGCGTCGCCAGTAAATACAAATCCCATATTATTGTTACTGTTAGTGGTTACTCCATTCCAATAATTTTTAGTATTCGAATCATTAGAGTCATAATTTCCCATTCCGTATCCGTATGTACCAAATATAGAAGGTCCGGGACTATTTCCGTCACTATATCCGGGTATCTTGAACCCCCATTGACCATCATCAGAACCAAATCTACCAGTCTGATAATATCCCAGAGCGGTAGCCTGCTGGTTATTACTGAAATTCCAACCATTAGCACCCGAGGTCGTATTACTAGCAAATGATGAACCATTAGCTGCAATTGCAATTGGATATATATGATGAAGATTACTATTTCCAACTCCATTGGGATAAAAGATGGTTGACGCGTTTGTTACCGTTCTCGTTCCCGAAGTTACCGTTCCACTAGTACTGACCTGATCTCCTGTAAATATCCATAATAATATACCATCAAAACTTGTACCATCAAATTGAGCCATTGCCATCCACTTCTTTTGGTCAATTACCGACAAACCCGAGGAAGAACCTCCCACCATCGGTTCAATAATATTTCCGGTTGAAAGTGTATTAGATGCTGAAGTGTTATAATTAAATCCTTTTGCGGTGTGAGTTCTCTTTCCACCAGCGACACCAGTACCAGGAAGAGATTCGGAATAATCATTAGTCCCAACAACAGCAAAGACGTTAAATGCAGGATTTGCCGATTCTATTAAGCTCTGAACTGATCCTAAATTGCTTGGTGAGGGAACTGTTGCACCGTTTAAGGTTGAGGCTAATGATATTAAATCATCAAACATTTGAGCTACAGGCTCTGTAGCTCCGCTAGAAGTATCTGCCACTAAAACTGTAGGGGAAGATACCCATGGTCCATTTTGAATCGGGGCAACTTCAGCTTTTATTACTTCTATACCTTCAGTATATCCATCAGCTGATAAGGTTTTGGTAAATGACCCACTATTAGAAGTACCTGATATTGTAAAGGATCCGGTTGTTGTACCGTCAGTAAAATCATGATCACCCATAAATCCTGTATCTGATTTCATTCGATAAAGATAAGGGTACGTCTGACCAGAAACGGCACCAGTAGTATTAACAGTAAATGTTACAGAACTCCCTTCATTTACTGAAGTAGGAGAAACAGTAATATTTGATAATGTTGTAGTATCTTGAATTGTAACTGTTGGGGAATTGTGAGGTATTCCATCTTCAACTGCAGTTATTTGATAATAAAAACTTTCACTTCCTTCCGTCACAAAGTCCCTATTTATTGTATGAGTAAACTGACCATAATATTGTCCACCACCCGCTGAACTATTCATATAAATTGTAGTCGCGGATAGTGCCCCGTAATCAGTCACCTCAGCGGTTGTATTTACCATAGCAACATTAAATTGCGTTCCGGATGGTGTTACAGCCTGAACTGTAATAGTAATCGTATCGCCTTCGTTGGGGGTCGTATCACTTATATTAAATGTTGGGGCCAATGATGTATCATTTACATATATGGTTTGGTTATTGCCTGCATAGTTCCAATAACCATTTTTAGTAAAGTTCACATAATTATACGCCTGATCCGTATTGTTATTAAACCTAACTTTCAGATATCCTGCATAATGACTAGTCCCTTCGGTGGTAAGATCCCTAGACAAAACACCATGATTTTGAGAAGTAGCACCATTTGCTTGATATCCATAATAATATCTGGTAGATGTGGAAGACCATTCTGATGATGTCCAACTACTACCACTACTATAAAAATAAGCTGTGCCTGCTGTTGTCAGTCCTGAAAAATTTGGTTTATAGTAATAAGTACTTCCTTCCGTACCATTCGGCATAGCAACATCATATATTAACTCTGCTACAGTGATAGGAGCAGAGGTTCCGACTATTGGACCAGTCGCGGATCCTATTCTAAATTGAAAGGCAAAGGTAAATGATGATACAGGAGATAGTTGAAATTTTAATCTTTTAGAGAAAGCTTGTGATGATGTAGTACCCGATAGCTGACCAGTGATCAAGCTGTCTGCCCAATAGCTTGTGCTATTGGACCCAGAAGGTGCATCCATTGTGTAGTATAGAGATGAGGTAAATCCAGTCCCATTTACGGTAATTGTTATAGTATCACCCCAAAGGAAATCTGACGTGGTACTAGTGTTATTGAATGATATTGATATACTCGAAACATTTAACGTTAAAGGCCAATTTCCATCTTTCATAGCATTATAATTATCAAAGGTGTCATGAACCCCAGAAGCATCTGTTTCAGTTGTTTTCACTTTTGGTCCTATAATTCCTGAGTTTCTTCTCATTATATCCTCTCCATAACCACAAATCCGTCTCCTTTAACTACTCCAGTTGGTATGTCCACATTTGAACTTGACAATGAGATACTTCCAGACACTAATTGAATCGGACAACGGACTGAATTATATGAGGTGTTTTTATCATATACGGTGTGAGATACATAAGTGAACCCACTCACGTATGATGAACCACCACCACCAGCCGTACCATTACCACCACCACCACCGCCAGAGTAACCACCGGCGCCACCAGCGCCACCCCAGTTACCAGCAGCACCTCCACCAAAGCCACCGTGAGCACCGTTTGATGGAATATAACCAGATATGGTATTGGCTGTACCATTATAATAACTGGTAAATGTGGCCTCGTCGCTATTGTCCAGGCCAGTTCTAAAAATACCTGTTTGTGTAACTTTATATGTCGTAGGATCTATATAACAATATATACCACCCGAATCTGTACCATCCCAAGGATCACAATATTGAGCCGCTGAAGCAGCACCTCTACCCCAACCAGAACCACCTAATGCATGCGCATACGGAGATAATGCGTAAAAATTCCCTCGGTTATCGTTGTGACTAGAACCATTTCCCGTTAGACCTGCACCAGCAGCACCATGATTATCACTCGAAGCACCACCAGCGCCGTTAGTACCACCCAAACCAGAACCACCAGAACCGCCCGTTGTGCTATATGGCGCATTCCCCTTTCCATTGTTATAGCCGGTTCCGGCATCACGATCAGATCCGCCACCGCCAGCAATAGCCCACGTAGACGATCCATGCCCACCAACCCAAACTGCTGAAGCACCACCGCCAGAACCAGCAACAGAAAACCTGTTACTAAAAAAGGATTGATTACCAGACTGCCCCACTAGTATGTCGAGAACATCGCCTTCTGTTAGAGTAATATCGCATACTAGAAGACCTGGACATCCAAATGTATAATTTAAGTTAGTACTGCTAGTTATTGCCTGCTCATTAGATATAGCTAAAGTTGTGTCAAATATATCGCTATTGCTGTACCCTTGATATCTATTACCTCCAGCATAAGCACCCATCATATAAAACCTATAATCACCCGACGCAGGTACATTGAATCGTTGTATACCGTTGTATGGTTGCGTATCAAATAGATCCATAACACCAGCTGTGTAATAGTCTCCATAAAAGGCATCGGTCATTTGTTTGGATGGACCAATAGGACCAACCATTCTGGATGTTGTAAATATTAAATTCTCACCTGATGAAAAGAATGATCCACTATTATTAAGTTTACTGGATATAATATCATGCACGCCTACACGTTTGTTCTGACCTGTGCCTATTAACCCACTATTTTTTGAAAAGTAACCCATATATGTAACTATTAAGAAATTTCGTCATACGAAACGATTATGTCTAAATCGTTTGAAGCACTACCATTTGCAGAAAGTATATCTGCTTCTTCCAGATAGAAAGATGTGTCCTTAGAAGAAACAACTAATGTTGATTTCGCAGGAACTGTTATTGCATATGCAAGGTATCTAACGTTTCCATCGATTAATGCATATACAGTAACATCGGCATCATTTGTACCATCTTTATTTGCAACAGTAATACTATTGATTTTTCTAACAGTACCCGATGAGGGGCTTAATAATGTACTTGATGCAGTTGTTAATGCAGCTGATATTGTTCTGCCGTAGATACTTGTTACATTGACTATATTTGGATTTGCCATTTATTTTTTCCTATTTATTAACCAAAGACAATTGCCATTGCAATCGCCTTTCCTGTTGAAACTCCACTACCACTACCACCTGCAGCATCAACTAAAGCTTTTAATTCTTTACCTTGATTAGCACTCAGAGCTTCTGATGTGGATGTAGATGTTAATGTATCATTTACTGTTACTTGCGTATCTGTCCAAGGTACATTAACGTACATTTGCTCAGAAGACAGTTCAACAGGATAATTCTTACCCGATTCAGTATACCCAATCTTAACTAAACCAAGAGTATCTGTTGTTGCAGTTTGTGTTGATTCTACTTTATCATCATCCCTATCCTCATCAAAATCCTCATCATCATCCATAACATCTTCTGGAGTTTCATAATCTTTATTTGATCCATCATCTTTTTTGATCTCAAGATCATTTAAAAACCGAACCCATTTTTTAGTATTTGGATTAAAATCAGCATGATCTGGATTGTTTTTATCTTTCTGATTTGAGACGCCAGTAAAATATCTACTTTTAAAATCAGCCTTCATTTCGGCTTCTGTATTGAATTGTTTACCAGACCCTACTAACCTATCTCTAAGTTTTTTAGGAGTTTTACCCTTCTTTCTTTTACGGGTTTTAAACTTCTTTGTTGTGGAGTCAATGGATAATTTATGTTCATCCCCTATCCAAAGTGAATTTTCAGATACAAATAAATCTCTAACCTTAAATTCCGCCGATCCTATATCAAAAGCATTATCCGACTCAAATAGGGTATTACCGCGAAGAGTTATTCCCCCATCCGAATTAATTACTTTAGCTAAGTCTCTTGATTTTGACATATTATTCTCGTAGTAAGTACTTTAAGTGTATGTTAGTATTTATATTATTTTAACTAGTCTTTGTAATTGGATTTTCTGGAAATATTTGATTGTTAATATCTATAGTTTCGGGTAAGTCTCTAAGTACTTGACGATATGTTGCCATCTCTGATGGCATAGTTACAGGTGATCCTGTAGATAATATAGTGTTAGTATTATTAGAATGATCTATCTTAATAGACATTATGCGCTTACTATGGTTGTCGACATCGATGCTGCCCATTTAATAGTAGAGCCAGTTGAATTTCCTGTCGCTAATATTTGAATATAGTTGGGAGCATCATTACCACCGGTAATAGTAACACTTGGGTCATTCGTAACCCAAGTGTTGCTTATAACTGTTATGTTAGAATTTACTATTACAGTACTAACATAGTCAGTTCGTCTAGCCAATCCTTCAATTTTCCAAGCTGCAGCTGCAGTTCCCCTTACTGCAGCAATAGTAATTGTAAAAGCGACAACCTCATAATTATTTATAAGATAATAAGAGTTATCTGAATCTGCTAATATAGTATTATTATTGACTGGAGTCTCTCCAGTATATGAATAACCAGTTGCAATACCTGTTAATTGTGAACCATCAACGGCTGGTAGTTTAGAACTATTGTCTAATTGAATTATCTGTAAAGGTGAGGTACCAACATTAGCAGAAAGGGCAGTACCTACTAATACTATACCGTTTCCGGCCGTATAATGTACCTGCCCAGAATCTTGAAGACCCCATTTGGAATTTATACTATCCCATATCCAAGTATCATCATCACCTGCGAATGATTGTCCATGAGTAGGTGCATTTGGAAAATTTATTGCCATAGTGTTATTATCCTTTTGTATTTATCTTTTTATTCAAATCCGAATATAGCCGCAGCGCCAGCAAGCCCGTTATTAGCTGGTGTTGTTGTTAATGTTATTTGACCGTCTAAATTAACTTGTGTTCCATGTGTACCATTCCAATAGTAATACACTCCAAAATTTTCCGAAGTCCCGTTCATACCATCAAAAAGCTTTGTATAAGCTGGCTCAGAGGTAGCTTTCATATAAACTGGAAACGCATTACCGCTATTACTGCTGTTACCTCCTACCACTCTAAATACAGCTGAAGCATTAGTACTATTATTTGCAGTCACATTTAAAGTCTGGGAATTATCACCCGAGGTGTTGGAATTAACGATATTATTTGCTATATATGATATAGTTGTAATATCATCAAAAACAAATATTGATGTATACTGATCACCACCACCACTAACCTGACCTGCTGCTCTATTAAACGTAACTGTAATATTACCGGCTGCATCAACAAATCCACCAGAAATAACTGTTGCATTATAAGCACTATGACCCTCAATTAGACTACTATTGTTGGCTTTTGTCATCGACATAGTGTTACCACTTCCATCATTTACTACAATACTACCACTTGATGTAGTTAAGAACTGCTGACTATATGTATTATAGCTATTACCATTCCAGTCGCGGTTACCAGTAACTACAATAATATACCTCTTTCCTGCTGTCGTAACTGATGGAACATTAGTAAACGTATAATTCCACGTTGTTAATGAGCTTATTGAAGTGCTAAGAGGTGACGGTAAATAAGATGCTGAATAAGTAAATACAGGTGCCAACCCACCACCACCAGCAGCAGGCATTCCTCGAGCATTAAGAAAAGTATGAGGTAAACTCATCTATTATATCCTGTAGCTGAACAGAATACATAATTAGATGCATTAGCTCCGGAACAAAACATATTAATAATCCAATCTCTATGATCCGTCCATGTAGGTTCTGTCCCGCCTATCCATCTTACTACTCCTGGCCAATTAAAAGTATATCCTGAGGTAGTTCTATCTATATGGAGTATTGTAGTTCTACCAGCACTAGTATAATTGGTAAAACCAAAAGATGTAGTACCTGTTAATACCTTAAATATATTATTATTATCCAAATCAATAGTAGTATTTGTCATTGTTACTGATTTTGGATGAATTTTCTCATACTCAAAATTAGTGCCAGATTGTAATATCTGACGCCACCACCCATACTGATCGTAAACCTCTAGATTGATGTTATCCGTGTTAAATCTTAAATGACCAGTCATCCCTCCCTGGGCTGTCGTATGCGTTGTTCTTTGTGCTGTAGTTCCTGCTGGTATAAATGCTTGACCATTATTCCCAGACTTGCCAACTATTTGTTCATTAACAAATAATGTGGATACTACAACAATTGTTACCTCATCAGTAGCACTGGCTTCATTGCCTACGGTAAGATTTATATTATTGGCGGTGCCGGTACCCAATACAGCTGTATATGTGGACGCTGCCTGTTTTACACCATTTATGTAAAGTGTTAAAGTATCCTCTGTCGGATCATATGCCATTGGAAATGCACTTGTACTGATACCATCATAATTTCCAGACGCTGTACCTACTATATATTCAACCTCGTTTATAGCAGATGTATTTGTAGCTGCTGGTATATTAACTGTTAAGTTACCCACACCTCCACTTCTAAGTAATGTTAAATCTCTACCAACAAATGTAGCATCCGTCACCATACCTTCAAGCCCAGACAAAGATGATAAATCTGTAGTTAGATCTCCTAGTGTACCGGATCTAGTTAAGGTTAGAGTCGATCCCCCTACTAGTGATACTCCATCAACATAATTGTTAGATCCAGCAGTATTAGTTTCAACCCATTGTAATGAACCCCCATCATCATAATATACACTCAACTTCATCGATGTTGAATTAATCCAAAGATCCCCAGCGCTTGGAGAAGTTGGTGGGTTATCATCAATATCAACTGATGATCCTGTAGTATCTGTAAACAATGCACCTGTAGGTACATTCGTTTTTACAGAATCAAATGCCCAATTTGAAGAAATGGCGATTGTACTAGAACCATCAACTGGAGTATCATGAATAGTTGCAGCAGCCGTCGATGGTTCCCATAAGGTTTTAGTTGAATTGTAGGTAAATGTTACATCCCCTACTACATGGGTGTACCCGTTATATAAATTACTACTTGGAAAATTAATCGCCATTCTTATTCAACCTCTGTTAAGTGCCAGTTACTAGTTTCTTCGTTCCACATATATTTATTATCATCTAAGCTAAAGAGTTTCGATTATGACGTAGCCATGACCAGTCTGATAACCAAGAGTGGTGGTATTTTGACCGTTGTTATATGAACCGCCACCGCCACCACTTCCTCTATCACTATCAGTACCAGTATTACCGCCACCGCCACCGCCTGAGTAGCCACCGCCACCGCCACCAACACCCCAAATACCATCTCCGGTAGCTCCTGCACCGCATCCAAAGCCACCAACACCTTCGACAGTCGACTGATAATGCCCAAGTCCACCTACCGCACCATTTGCAACTGAAACTGGGGGAGCTCCTAGTCCAGAATTTTGTCCAGAGGTTACAGAGTCTTGATGCCAACCTGCTCCACCTGTTCCATCCCACCAATTACCATCACAACCTCCTGGAGCTCCAGCCCCTCCACTTGTACCTCCACTTCCAGGACAGCCACCTGTTCCAAGGGCACCAGATGTAGAGTATGAAGCGTTTGTTCCGGTGTGGTTTCCGACGATGCCACTTCCTCCTCCTCCTCCACCAGCTGCTATCAGAGGGGTATTTGAACTTGAGGGGGTTCCAATATTTGAATTCCACACAAAACTACCTCCTCCTCCAGAACTAGACATGTCATTGTGCTGTGGTTCTCCCTCTAGAGTACCTTGTTGGCCAACAATTATTTTTATAGTATCCCCTTCTGTAAGATAAAACTCCCCTTTTATAATCGCCCCTAGTCCTTTTCTCGTCCCGTCAGCTGATGCTCCAGCTACAGTGATACTATAGGTAGAGGTGCAAGGAACTATCCATTCTTGAATACCATTAGTAACAGTTACATCTGAATATGCTTGATTAATTTGACTTTGAGAAGGTCCAGTCCTACCTATTTGTCCTGCATTAGTGAATGTGTTAGAGAATTCACATGTGGACCCCTCTGGGGCCGGCAATGCACCCGCAAAAGTCGCCGCGTAGAAAGTATGCGGCAAACTCACGTCGCACCTGTCGGACTACAAAAAACATAACCGGAATCGACATACGTCAAACCAATCAACCACCAGGTATGCTCCGACCATGTCGGTTCCGTACCCCCGGCCCATTTAAATGCGCTGCCTGACCAAGTAATTGTATGTCCATTGGGTTTTAGCATCAACATCATTGTTGAGCCAAATATACTAGCGGTATAAGTCAATGTAGCATCGCCGCTAAATATTAGCCTATATTGGGGATATAGAAAATTTAATGAATGTACTTGACCGGTTGTCGGGTAAGCGTTATAGACTCGCGGATGAAAATTGTAATAGTCGTTCCCATTACCATTTAGCCTTGCATTAAAAGCGGGTGAAGATGTTGAAACATAGTTGCTAAGATCGGCACTAATACCCGTCCAAACATTCGCATCCGTAGAAGCATCAGTACAAACGTATGCCTCACCAGATGTTGAGTTAATCCAGAAGTGTCCTACACTCCCTGGGTTTGATGTGGTGAGCGGGCCAGTTGTTGATGTCGTAGTATCAGAATCATCTGCAAAATCATCAGTATTATCAAATATATTTTCTGGGGTAATAGCCCCTGCCATTCCATTAATTATAGCAAAATGTAACCATTGATGCGTTAATGGTTGAAAATCTACGTGATCAGGATCTACTGTAGGATCTGGTGCAGGGTCATGTATATCTATTTTAAACTTAGCCTTTAAATCAGCTTCAGTAGGAAATGGTTTAGGGGCGTCACCAATTAAAGCATCAAATACTTTCTTGGGGGTCTTACCCTGCTTCCGCTTCTTATTCTTTTGTTTCCCACCTTCGACACTCACCTTATGATCGTCACCAATCCAAAGAGAGTTATCTGATACATAAAGATCTCTTATCTTGTATTCTGCAGAACCAATATCATATGTATCATTGGTAGTTGGTATCATATGATCATCCATAACTCCATTGAAACCACCGCTGCCACCACCACTTGAACCGGATATTCCTACCCATTGTGATGAAGTACCATCAGCATAATAAGCATTTAAACTCATCGATGCAGAATCAATCCAAAGATCCCCAGCACTTGGAGAAATTGGTACATCATCAGATATTTCAACAGAGGAGGAAGAAGGAGCTGCCCATGTTAATGCTCCGGCAGTAGCTCCAGCAGTTAATACATCACCTTGAGTTGTAGAACTAGGTACATGTATACCATGAGACGATGTAGCGTATCCCAAAAACTCGGCGTGTAATGTACCTGATGATACAATATCATTAGAGCCAGAAGCTATAGCACCTACAGGACGTCTTAAATCACCAGTAGTAAAATCAGCTGTAGTATCAAATGTTAGTGTAACCTTACCGTCACTTGCATTATAACTAGATCCTGTAATACCATTACCGTCAGTACCGTTAGTTGGTTTATCTACCCAGGTATTATTAGCATCTAATATTCTACCAGCTGACTCATCAGCAGTAGATGGGCCCGCTACAAATCCACTGGTACCAGTGGAAAAGTCAGTGGGTTTATTCAGAATAGCTGCATCACCAGAAGTAGCAGTCCAATCAGATTGAACATTAGTTTCAGCAGTAGTTGATATAGCACCGGAACCAGATATAGAAATTAATCCGGAACCGGTATATGAATCTGACGTTATAGTTTGTAATGGGTTACTTGGATATACAATTAATGAAAATGGAAATGTTGATGGTGGTACATATGAACCTGATGCATCAGCTGATACTATTTTAAACCCAGTAGTAGTTTTATTAATAGTTTGTATTTGTAAGTTATCATATCCTTCTGAATCTGTAACTACAGAGTAATTGAAATCTGGTTGTACAGTATTAAAATAAAATTGAATTTGTCCGTTACTAGAATTATAGGCACTCCAATTTATACCTGTTCCTGTACCAGAATATGTTGTAAATAATCTAGCATAAGCAACTGGTAATATGGCTGATGATGTAGCACCTGCTGTAGCATTAGTTCCAATAACCCATTTCCCAGCAATAATATCATATTTAAGAATAGCGTTGTGATTGATTCCAGTAGTATCAGTATCTTCTAAAAGGTCAATAGTATTTTCAGCAATTTCCCATTTAGATGTACTACTATCATATTTAAGAATAGAATCATTAACGGCTCCAGCAGTATCAGTATCTGTTAAACCTGCAAGAGTATCTGTATCAGTCCAAGGTACATTAACATAAGCCTTATTAGAACTATCTAATTCAAGTGGATAATCCCTACCATTCTCCGTAAATCCTATTTTAATTAATCCTGGAAACAGAATTGATGCTATATCGTTAGTAGTTAATTCAACTATTGCAGAACCATCATTTGTCCAGAGTTTTTTATCGGCTGTGTTTAATGCCAACTCACCCTGCTCTATGTAGGCAGAATCAGTTGATGGGGAAGCAACAGGTTTCTTACCTGGTACAGCAGTTTGTTTTATTTTTAATCTAGTAGCCATATATATGGGTCTCTTTATATATTATTTAATATACTCTTATTTAGTTGTTTTAGAATGATCCACAATCAATGATAGTAGCTCCTGTTATAACACCATCTGTCATCCTACCTGCAAAATCTATAACCATTGGTGCCTTATAATTAATCTCTGCCCATGCATTGAGGTCTACGGCCGTAGAGGTATCGCCAGGTGGTGTATTGGCAGGATTCATATTTATGTACTCAGAAGCAGCTTTATATCTATAATATTTAGTTGCATGTTTAACAACAACTCCCTCTGAGTATGCATTATACACAGCTGAGTCAGAACCATTCCATAATTCAGGTTCGGTTCCTATGGTTACTTTGTTGTCATTCTGTGTAGCAACAGTTACAAGGCCTGTTTTTTTATTAAAACTAGATGCTTCGGTAACATCTAATGTACCTTTGGTTACTACATCACCAGTAGTATCCGCGACAGTAAACTTATCAGTATCAACGACTATACCACCATTAAGTGTAGATAGTCCACTAGCAGTTAATGTGCCTGTAGTTACTACATCACCAGTAGTATCCGCGACAGAAAATACACCAGAATCACATGTGATACCACCATTCGCTGTTAATAGACCAGTTAATGTAGTTGCTCCAGTAACACCTAAAGTTGTTCCAATTGTTGCAGATGTTCCAATTGTAGCGGATGCAGATAGTGCCATATTACCAAAAGCAACATCACCCCAAGTGGAACTAAAGTCTTCAGGAGTGTATGTATACTCAGCTATTGCAATAGATGCCCCTGAACCATTATTGTACTGTACCTCTGTAATACCTGAGTAGGCTCTTTGTGTCCAATCTACAAGTGTTGGTACTCTTGTACTTGCAGTAACAGTCACTGCAACAGGTGCCGTTGCAACCGAAGTATCGGGTTTAAATACAAACTTTGAAGTCTGGATATCAAAACCAAAGAAACCAGTTTTGACTGCAGTACCATTACCATAATCAAAACTAACCCCACGATCAAGACCATCATTGGCTACTAATGAACCTTCACCGAGATGCATTACAGGATCAGCTATAGTTACAACAGTAGATTCTACAGTAGTAGTAGTTCCCTCTACGGTTAGATCACCTGATACTAATAAGTTAGTATCTACTTTAACTTGACCACTTGATGCTTGTGCAGTCCTACCATTAATTACATCAACTTGAAGTTCAGTTGAGTTAAGTCTCATTTCTTCAGTATTAGCTATAAAGAATCTTAGTGTATCATCAACTATAACGTGACTTGGATTTCCTGTAGAATCTCCTGCATTATCTTCTTCTGCGGTGATATATGTATCTTGGTCATTATCTATTACACCACCAAGACCAGTCCAACTACCATTAACTATACCTTCAAATCTATGAGTACTTGTATTGTATCTCATAGAACCAGTCATTGCTTCAGTATCACTAACTGTTGCAGATGATGCTTCTTTTCTAGTAAGAGTAGGGCCTGCAGGAATTCGAAGAACACCTGCTCCTGATGTTCCAAGTTCAACATCACCAGCACCTTTAGGTGTTATAGTAATAGATTGATTAGCAGTTTGGTCAAAAAGACCACCTTCTGCATTTATTGTATTACCATCGATCTTAAGATTATCAACTATTGCCGAGCCATATACTTTAAGATGTTGGATTGTTGTTGTGTTACCAATCTCTAAATCACCAGCAAATTCCTGATCTGATATAAATTTAATCTTACCGGTACCATTTGCACCTAATGTTAAATCACCATTAGTATCTGTAATAGATATTGCATTCCCATCTAATGTAATATTATCTACATTTAACTCATTAATTTTTTTATTTCCATCTACTATAATTGCTGAATTTAGGATTAATTCACCATGAACATGGTCGAGCATATTGGTAAAATATGACCCACCAATAACTAAATTCTCGGCATTGGTATCGCCATAACCTATATATAATCTAGAGCCACCAGGAGCAGCTGATTGGAGCTCGCTTGCAACTACCGTTGCCTCCCCAAAAGTGTATCCTAATTCACCTTGTGCTAAATCCTCAGCCGCGGCCGCCTGTTTCCCAGATTGTTTAATTTTTATTACTGTTGCCATTGTTAGAACTCCTAATTCTATTTAATTTATATTTGCTTTATTGTCGGTAGGGTTATCTGTCTTATATAAGACTAAAACGTTCCACCTATAATGAATAAATTAGAATGTTCTAATTTTGGTTTTACTTTATATCTATTTGATTGTTCGTCCCATACAATAACGGACCCATCTATCTTTTCTGTTATATCTACATCATTTAAAGTATCCAATCTACCTGAATTGTTAATAGTAGATGTAAGTTGGATATTCTGTGTAGCTGTTCCTACCTTTATATAATCTATTGTACTCATCTTTCTCTACTCCCAGTCTATATGAGTTTGGTTACATTACCGGAAAGTAATATATTTCCCTGCAAAATCCTTTCAACCATTGGCTGTCCTATTACCACATTAAACGATTTAACCTCAATATCATAAATATACCGGCCTGGTTTCATTGTATTTGATACAGTATAAGGTAACCTAAGAACTACAACACCATTTATTGCATCAATTACTTGAATATCAAATTCATAAGATTTGATTGAATTAAAGGATTTTCTAATCTGACCTTCAATAACTGGATATGTACCAGGTGTCTGGAAAGTTGGGATATTCTCAGCATCCAAAACATATTCTCTAAGATCAAAAGGATTTAAATCTTTATCGAATAAGGATACTGAGACTTCAAAATCAGTCCCCTGATCTATATTTAAATTGCTAATTGCGGCCATAACTGTGGTTTCTCTCGGTATAAGTATCGTTATTACTATTTATATATATTTATATGACTAATAAGACCCTAATGATACACGAATTAAGAAAGCCTCTTATAATAGATCCAAATCTATTTTTAACGTTTGATGATGGTCTATACACACAATATGAATATGCAAGACATCTTAAGAATCAAAAGATATTCTTTATATCGTCTGGAATTATTTGTCCAGAGAAGTCAATACAATCCTCTAGATTTATAACATGTGGAAATGCTCATAAAGAAGCATTTAGGGGTAATATGGAAAATTATATGACTCTTGATCAAATGCTTGAATTACCTCTTGGAGCCCATTCACATTATCATCAAAATCTTAATAAGTTTGAGAGATTAGTAGATAAGATATCTTGGATAAAACAAGATACAGATGAAATGTTAGAATTCTGGTTAAAATATTTTAACTCAGTACCTACATCATTCTGTTTTCCTTATAATGATGATCTTGATGGTCTATATAAGGCAATACTCTCAAAATCATACGGCTTTACTGACTTTTATGGTTCAGAACGTATTAACATAGACGATATACTTGTTTAAACGCCTCTGCCCTATGTACTCCTACTTGCTTTCCACGGTACATAGCTAAGGCCTCCATAGATTCTATAGATCTGCAATCAGGGTAATTATAGAGTTCAGTTGAATATAATGACATTACACGTTGTTTAAGCACTATCTTATCTGTTACATCAACATAATAATTTGGTACAAATACAGGTTCAATTTGTCCAAAACTCCAATCTGTAGAAGACGGTATTTCTAACATGTATAGAGCACGTACTGTACTCTGGGTCTTAGGTCTGCATGCTACCATACAAGCTTCCGATACTATTCTATGATCCTTATGTATATCTGATATATTATGTGTGTATACTTCTTCAGGTTTGTATGTTTCAATAACAGTTTCAATTGTTTCAAGAGTTTCAGAATAATCCATATTACAATCTGACTGATCGAATATAATAGGTTGGGCATTTAAGAGACGACATGACTCTTTAAATGCTAATATTCGATCGGAAGATACATGTGTTGCATGCGGTTTATCACCTTTACATAGTGAAATAACTACAACTTTATTATTATCAGATAATTTTGATATTGTACCTGATGGCCCATACGATTCATCATCTGGGTGAGCAAATATAAAAAGTATCACATCATTTCCTTTATTATATCACCTAAATCATATCTAGGTTTATAATCATACTTATTAATTGCCATAGACATATCGGGTATTCTATACATAATCTCACCAGACCTTGGATTTTTATAGGAAATTATAGATTTTGAGTGAAGAAGTTTAATAACTAACATAGCTAGTGTTGTCATAGTAATAGGGTCCTCAGAATTACCTATATTAATTAATTTATCTTCAGGTGTTATCTTTTGTAGAAGACTTACAGCATCTGAGACATGACAAAATGATCTTATTTGCTCTCCTGTACCATATATAGCTAAAGGTTTATTCTTTTTTGCCTTTTCAATAAATCTTGGTAGGACCATACCATACTTAGATAACTGACCAGATCCTACTACATTAAATAGACGTGCTATAGAATATGGAAAAGAAGAGGATGTTATCATAAACTCTGTTAATAACTTAGAGGTTGCATACCCACCTCTTGTATTAAGTGATGAGGGTATAGATGCTGGATCGTCTTCAGAAAATGCATACTCAGCAGAACCATATATTTCAGAGGATGATGTGAATATTACATGCCTCTGAGCCTTTTCAAATAGGGGGATAAGTTTTCTACAGATATCAACATTATTCAAAAGAGTTTGATAGGGATTAGAGTCTATATTAGATACACCAACAGATCCTGCAAGAAAATAAATCTTATCTGCATTTCCAATATATGGGTAAAGTATGGAATCATCCATCTTTGTTATATCATTATAGACTATATCAATGTTCTTAAGTACTTTAAGACCACCAGAATTTGATGTAGAATAGTTATCTATTACAGTTACAGAGTCACCTGATTCTTCATATGATCTAGCTAGATGTGTTCCTATAAATCCTGTCCCGCCTAGTATTAATATATTCATGTTTAATGTTATATAATGTATCTATTGTTAAATTGTTATATTCAAAAAGTCCTAAAGGACCTTTTATGTACTGAATAGTTTGTAATAACCATTCATGTATGTCTATATATTCTATAGATAAGTTCATATCAGAGGGAGGTACTAAATCTTCTCTAAACTTTCTCATTAATCCCTTTTTCTTCAGTTGACCATATACTCTTGGTATTCTAAGAATACAATGATTATTATATGTACTTTGTATATAGTGTTCCATTGCAAGCTTATATACAGAGTATTCATTTGTAATCTCTTGAGATGCCATTGAAGAAGAGAATATAAACTTAGCATTGTTCTTTCTAGCTATATTTAATAGTTCTATAGTCATATCTATCATACTATGTGCAGTTTTAGATTTATCAAGGAAATCAAAATCATCTGATGGTGATGCAAAATGTATTACAATATCAATATCCTTGTATTCCTTATCAACCTCATAATATACAATATCATACTTTAAACAGGGTATCAGATAACTCATTAAGAATCCGTTATATCCAGTAACTAGACATCTCATCCCCATACCTCACCGTCATACCCTAATCTAATAAATCTAGATCCATTTACTTGAAGTCCTTCTTTAAGAACTCTTAGAAATTCCTTTCTTGTTGCAGGTGTATATAAATCTAGATCTAATGCCTTACAAAGATCTTGGTCATCTTCTACTAAGTGGCCACGACCACATATAGAATAACAACCATTACGGCCTGCATTAACAAATACTATAGATCCATAGTTCTCAGACCAACCCTTTATATTGAGTTTTATTTGTTCATATGCTTTATACAATACAAATCCAGCAACACCGTATATAACTACTTTCTTACCTTGTGATGCAAGACCAGCTGCTATATTAACCATATTAGGTTCTTGTATACCTACATTGATTGAAGGACAATCAAAACCCCACATATCACAATGAAGTAGTATAGTGTTATCGGTACGTCTTATAAATTTATTTAAAGTTGCTCTCATACCATTCTGTGTAATTTATACCTTTTGATATCTTTATCATCTCTTTTATATCCAACTGTTCTTTTGGTCGTTCGGTCATACCAAATCCAGAAAGAATATAATCCCATGCTTCCTTTGGAAATATATCTATTTCATTATATAGATTAATATCAATATCTTTATACATATTCCAGTATTCATTATCTCTATTAGAGAACTTATAATGAGCTCCTATAAAATCAGTAATACCATCAAAGGTGGAGTTAATAGATTCATTATATTGTTTTTCAGATATCTCTGAGTTAATATATTTACTTAATGTTTCAAGAGCGTATGTTGTTAGATATAACCCAGTTGATTCTAATGGTTCTATAAACCCTGATGAAAGTCCTATAGGGACTATATTATTATGAAGATGTATTTTATTACGTCCGGTTACCATATCTATTTCATCAATATCATCCTTCTCTACAATAATACCCATTTTATCTTTAATGTAAGAAATAAACTCAGATTGGACATCATATTTACTATTATGTACATATCCCATAGCTAATTGATCACCTAAGGGTATATTCCATACCCAACCAAAATCCATTGCTTTAAATATGGAATACGGGAGCATTTGTTCTTTGAGATTAGTATATTCCGCTCTGTAAGATAAGGCTCTATTATTTGGTATTATATGTGATATAGATTTGTGATTATCTTTAAGATAACTAAATTTACGAGTAAATCCTGTACAATCCACTAATAAGTCATATCCCTCTACTCTATCTACTTTATCTCTAGAGATACTTACATTAGATGGTATTAACTTCTCTATAAATGTTAATGCTTCTGTTGTTCTTAAATGTACTGATATATCTTGGTAATCTAATATATTAGAAGGTATCTTATTAGATTTAATTATATTTAATATACTATTTTCTTCAGAGGCCCCAATACCAAAAGGAAATACACATTCTTTCAGACTAAAATCTTCAAGTTTTATTCCAAGCTTTAATGTTCCGTTACAATGTTTAAGAATATCTTCATGTGAAATACCTAAATTATAAAGGAACTTAGATACAGGAGGTACTAATGCCTCCCCTACACCTATAGGATTATTATCTTCTGGATATATCCATGTAATAGATTTCTCTGGGTATGTTTTACCTAAAAATAAAGCACTTAGATAACCTGAAGTTCCACCACCAACGATTGTAATTCTTTCAATGTTTCTATTTTCTTGTAATGCCATTTCTTCTCATCCTGTATCATAGTATCAACCCCATCACCCTTTACTGTATTCATTATAAAGGCACACGGCTTACTTGATATCTTAAAATTATCTAGACTATCATAATGTACATCCCATCCATATAAAGATAGCATCTGTATTACTGGATCTACTGTAATAATATCATCCGTTCTCCCTGTCACTTGAGATCCGTTATAATCAACTGTAAGTAATATATTATTCTGACATTTAGCTCCAATAAACTGTATAGCTTCTAGGGTATTACCCATTTGAAGTGCTCCATCTGTTATATTAACCCATATCAGTCTATCAGTAGTAAGTGCGATACCTGATGCTACACCAAGAGCATTGCCTATAGTTTCTTCTGAATAATCCACAAAATCTATTTCATCATGTTTAAGACCAGGACTTAGAGATTCTATATTATCTAAATAACCAAGCTTCTCCCATACCAGATAATATGCTTGAGATCCAAACGGTTTACCTATTATTATATAGTCTTCTGGAGTTACTAATCTATTAGAGAATAGTGTGTCAACATAATCAAGCATAGATAAGGCAGATGGGATATGAGATAATCCCTGTTCATATGAGTAGGTAAGTAATTCCTTTTTCATTCTCAGTACTCTAACTCAAAAAGCATTTATCATAAGGACAAATATATGGTTCCTCAATATAATCATGGAAACAACAATTAAATAATTTTAGATTAGAATCATACATCTCAAAACTCTTTTTCATAAGACATTCTTTACCCCTTGGTGACCATTCTTTATTTACAAATTCTTCCCAAATAATTCTTCGTTCAGTATCCTTTCCTGTAATAGGATGCACCATAAACTCTTCTTCAAATTTAATATCATTATACTTTGAATCAATAACTAATTTATTATACTCCCGAAGATGATCACCAAATCCAGTGACCAAAAAATCAGATACAGGTACTAGAAATATAGCTATATCATTAAAGTACTTAAAGTGCTTCAATTCTTTTACTAATTGTCTATATAATTCTACATTATAAAACCCATCATACATCACATCTATTATTTTAATATTAGCAGAAAGATTTATCATACTCCTAATATTTTTTATGTACTGAGATAGTGATTGCTGAGAGAAATGGACAGAGATATTAATCCCCTGTATCGTGACTCCAGAATCAAGTATATCAGTAATTTTCTTTACACTCTTATTAGAAAGATTTGTTTGGAAGACATAATCAATATGTAGTTCATTCATCATTACTATAATTTCTTTTATTGATGGATGAAGAAATGGTTCCCCACCGAATACGAAAAAAGTAAAGTCATATATAATTTGTTTCCTTGCTATCCCAATTAGAAATTTTCTTATCTCATTCAAATCTCTGGATGGCTTATTAGAGTTATATAAAGCACAATAGTCACAAGTATAATTACAATTTTCTGTGACCAACCATTCAACAGATCTGATAGGAATCCTACTGTTAGATTTCTTCATATGCTTCTTTTAATAATTTAAGATTGTTTATAATTTCAGTACGAAGTTCTAAACTACCAAGTTCACGGCCCATAACTTTAAATCTACGATACCCAGATTTTAGAGCCCTTGTATACATACTCTTTGTAAAATCCATCCCAAGTTCTTCTCCATATTCTTCTCTATCTTTATCTGACCCGACATCAGGATCAAAATGTTTTATCCAACACTCCTCTACCTTAAATGCCTCACCATGTTCCATGTCTACCCAAGGGTTATCATACATCCTATTCTTATCTGCTATGGTAGACATATGCTCTCTCAATATATTACATCCATATATGCAAGTGTCATTTGTTATAGGTTCATATTTTTTAGAATCAATGGCCGAAAGAAATTCTGAATTAAAGGTCATTTCAAATCTAGGAACAATAACATCATACTTAGATTCTAAATTGAGATAATGTTGTAATAATTTATTTGTTATAGTTATATCATTCGGATGCCCAGTAATAGAGAAAGTTAATTTATATTTTGGGTATGACTCACGCAAAAATTCCCTGAAGTCATCGTTTATTAGTATTATAGAATTCAATGGATTGTGATCAAGCATCTCTAATAAGTCAATACCCACCGGATCAGTGACATCAATAATATCATTTGTGAATGTAAATGCCACCCCTATCCCTGCGTCATTATACCACCTTACCATTTCCGGCGTTATTGTTATATCACGATTTACACGACCAGCATTCCATTTACAAAGATTGGGTGCATCATAAACAGTAAAATCAAATATCCCTTGATACCTCTGAATAGATTTTTTTAATAATTTAAATAAATTATAATGAGATACCGCACCAGCTAATTTAACCTGTATTTTCATTTCTTCTCCTTATATATTTTGAGAAGACCATCACAATTGTTATCATCCATTCCAGAGGGAGCTATCGTACAAACTCCCTCGCGTGGCCAATTAATTATAGGATCTTTATTTAATATATCAATATCATACATTATAAACTTATCTGAGTCTACTAACTTCGCGACATTCTGGCGCGCTAAAACTATAGGTACAATATCATTATTAAATATATTTAATAAGGTATGCATATTATTCTTATATTCATCCTCTGAATACTCTATAATATCATAGTATTTAAATACAAAAAAATTATCAGTTTCCTCTAATAACTCTGGAAGGTGTTCTTGTATAGAGTATTCGTAGGAGCCTATAAAATTAATTAATTCTTTTGCCTTAATCGAATTATACTTTAGAACATCTTCCTTTGTCCTAAATCTCTCAAAAACAAATGGATATCTCTTTTTCAATTTATCAAAATAGTAAAATTGATATATAAGAGTTGATTCTATATTACGCCGTAGCTCATTCTTTAATACATATTTTTTAGAGTTAATGACACAATTATATGTAAACTTGTTTTCATGACTTACTAAAGGAATAATTGATTTTACGTCAACCAACACACCTGTGTCTTTATATAGAAGTTTTGATACTTTATTATTAAAGTAGAGTGTTTTCTTTAGACTAAACATCGTGGGAGATAGAGAATGACCCTTAGACATTATACGTTCCCATCGCCTATATAGTTTAAGCTGGTTAATTATCATACATATTCCTTCTTCTGGTCTAAACCAGAACCACCCATACACGATATATGTTTACAGTATACTTTATAGAGTTCTATATCAGATGTTGTAATATTTTTTCTATCTAAAGTATAATTACAATCCGCTGTAATGTCACCGTAGTAATCTATATTAAAACAAGAAAGATTACAGTATTTCATTGAGTCCTTTATCCAGTTTATGTCATGTATATTCTTTCTTGACATCTCTGTGTTACCTACTTGATAATTTTTAATATTATCTAGAGAAGTTAAGTCTGATATCTCAGTGAATACAGAATTATTTACCATTTTAAAATCATTACCAAGGTCGTTAATATCTATAGTACAAGTATGTATATGATTAGAATTACAGAACTCTATAATATCTCTAATCTCTTGAATTCTTAATTTATCATCATATAAATGAATTGTTAATGTAACTAGATCTGTAATTCTTAGAAACTTTAGTAGGTTCTCCTTTAAAAGTTTGATATTATTTGAGTAGTTATGATACGACACCTGAAATTGAATATTATTATTATATTCAATATCATTAAAATTAGGGAGTGTAGGGAATACTCCGTTAGTTGTAATTGTTATAATTTTAAGATTGTTATATTCTAGTCGAATATCTTCTAGTTTATGTACATATTCAGTAAGTCCCTCGAACGATAAAGGCTCACCTCCTAAAATATCAAATTCTACAGTTTTATCTTTATTCTCTGAGAGAAATCGTTTTAATTTTAATAAAACCATGGTAGCTATAAACTTGTTACCCGTTAATTTGTTATCAAGCTTATGTAGTACATAACAATACTCACATCTTAAATTACATCTATAAGTTATATCATACCCAATATAGACATCAGCTTTTGCTCGGCCGGACTTTACAAGTTTTTTCGATTCACTTTGCATATCTTTAGTAATCCATCACAGTTGCATGTTGAGTGGGGACATTTAACTGGTGTCACCTTTCCTATGTCACGAAAAAAGTTAAAGTTAGTAATTAGATCATCTGACTCATCAAAACAGAATCTATTTACACTTCCTTTATAATCAATTTCATAGTTATTATTGTAACAATCCCATCCAGTAAATGAAGTCTTCTTATTATTAAATATGGTGTAGTCATTATATATAGTCTTTTCACCATTATCCTCAAACACTAGATAATTGGGATAATCCTCAAATCTCTTAAACTCTTCATAAAACTCAGGTGAATATTTATAAAGATCATGTACATTCCCCTCGTTATATAAGAAATGTGGATGTATCTCTAGACCCTCTATCTTTTCTAATTGGTCTACCAGAGCATGTATCTTAGGCCAAGTTTTTGGGTCAGGATTTAACATTACATTTATCTTAGATCTAAACCCTTTGTCTGTTACCACCTTTATATTATCTATAATCCTTTGAAACCCAGTACCATATTTATCTTCATATTCGAAATGAGCTGACCATAAAAAATACATATTATCATAGTACTTTAATTTCTCAAACCAACGAGTAGGATTTAAACCATTAGTAGTAATATATAGTCTACCATCTTTGTGTTTAGATATAGCTTCATGGCAAAGAGCTACTAACTCATTATAACGAGGATGTATTGTAGGTTCACCTCCTAGGAGGCCAAGAAAGACAGGAAGAGTTGAGTGGGCTATATTCCTAATTACTAACTTTTGACGTACCCATGAATCAATATTACCCCACTCTGAACCATAGTCTTTTATGGCATAACAATACGAACACTCTAATTGACATTGAGTAGATACATCCCAATGTACATAGAGTCTTTGCATTTTATGCTTTACATCATATTGTTTCTGGATATTCATCAAAACTTATATTGTCGTTACCATCAGTAGTTTGTGTATAAATTGGTCTTCGATCATTCATTATCGAACCCGAAAGAGATTTATATAGTTGATAATCATTGTGTATATTATTACCTTTTGGAAAGGAGGTTAATGATTTCTTTTTAAATACCAGTTGCCCTAATTGAAAATGTTCTTCAAATGAAGGGTTATGTATAAAGTATTCATAGTATAACTTAATACTCTTCTCAGGGATATATCTAAATACTGTATTCTCTTTAACCTGAGATAGTATCTTCCAAAAGTCAGAAGATACATAATCATCGTCTTCTAAAAAATATATAAATTCACCTGAGGCCTTATTAAATAGATACTTATAAGTATCACTTAGATCCGAATGAGTTTTATAATAATATGTCGCACCAGCAATCTCCTTTATATCTTTTGAATCATTATTAACTAATATTTCTACATTCTCTGGTTTATTTAATAATACTGATGAAATACACCGCTTAAATAAGAGAGGTCTATTATGTGTTAGTATTAATATAGATACTCTCATAATTCTATATCTAACGACTTTAACAGATTCGTACAAAACTTATCACACATTATTGTACAAAAGTCAAATTTAGCTGCTTCAATATCTTCATATGTCCCATCCCATTCACCACCCTGAAGTACAACATCTTCATTATAATAACAACAAGGAGAAGTCTGACCTCTGTGGTTAATAAAGTGCATCTTACCCTTAGTTTCACAGCTTATATTTGGTTTTCTATTCCGTATAATTTTTGTAACTAAGTTATATCTCTTAGAATCCTGAGGAGTTTGTTTAACAATAGAACCATCATGATTACCTTCAAAAGAGGAATTAGTAGTTCTTAATCCAGAGAACTGCTGAAGGAACTCAGTAATGTCTTCATGCTGGTTATGCTCAAATCTAATATATTGCATTATATCATTATCTTTCTCTGATTTAAAAGCTTTATGATTATTCATTAATTTTTCTAGATTACCACCAACTCTATATTGCTCATATATATCTTGGGTAATACCATCAACGGCAAATCGAACTTCATCTTCGACTTGTAGTATATCTTTTAATTCAGACCAAAAATTTAATTTATTAGTACAACCATTAGTCGATATAATAATTGATAATCCTCTACTCTTAAAGTACCTCATGAGGTTTAAAAATTCTGGATATAATGTGTGTTCAGATCTAGTTCCAATGAGGAATATAGCCTTTAGATATTTGTACTGATCAAAAATAGAGATCCATTCATCTAAAGGGATATAACCATCTTTAGACTTTAATACATTCCTATTACATAAAGGGCATGATAGGTTACAGGCATCAATTAAATCAATTTCTAGTTCCTGAATACAATCTTTATTCATTATTATCTCTCCTACAATTATATGAACAATATGCCGAGGTACATGGTTTACAAAATTCTGGTATATCCTTCTGAGGTTGTATAGTGATAGGTTTCCATTTCCTAAACTCTAGACCATCATAACAAGCCTTATTAAGACAATACTTATTTTTTATCTCTATATCCTCTGTTATATCTTGTATACCTATGTTGTTATAAAAGTCGTCATTACACCTATACATCTTTAGGTTATGGTCTATAACAAGATTCTTAGTGCCGCACTCACACTTCATAAATCTCACTTGTTTATGTATATCATTAGCTTTCACCATAGAATAGTTAACAACCTTATCATCTACCTGAAAATTAAATCCCTCTTCAAGATGATTAAGTAGAAAAGGATATTTCTGTGTAAAATATCTAAATTCAAATGATTTAATATCACCTTGATCCAAAGGATATAATTGAGCTTCTCTTGAATTAATAACTCCTAAACCAATTTCTGTGAATTTTATCTTGACTTTATTATCAAATTCCTGTATCATTAACTTCAACTCTTCTATAAATTGTTCTTCATGAAGGTATTCAGTAGAAGGAAATATATTACCTAGTACATTATACTCTCTTAATATTTTAAGCTTATCTATTAGATTTTCAATCTTCTGTTTATTAAGATGTACAGAAGTTGATATATCTAATGTATGCCCATCATATAATTCTAATGTATTAAGAAAAGTTTTTAACCTCTCAGTCTCCATAGAACCATTAGTTTGTGTCTGTATAAATAATTTTTTATGTCTGTGTCTTCTAGTAATCTCATAATGTAGATACTCATAATATTTAGATAGAGTAGGCTCACCACCATAGAAGTATATAAAAATAGATTGATAAGGTTTTAATACATTATCAAGCTTATCTAATACTTTATTACAATCCACTTTTGACCATTCATACGAATTATTATCATATTCAGTACAGAACCAACAAGCTTGATTACATCTAAATGAGGGTTTTAATGTAACTTTAAAGTCGAATGTAGGATACTCATCTGTTGGTATTAATTCAAATAGATTCATAATATCCTTTACGATAATGTATAGGATTATATATCAATTCACCTTTTATTGCTAAGGGTAGAGTAGAGTTATTTTCAGTCTCAATACCATCACATATAAAAAAATACTTACATCCCATACATGATTTAGGTTTCATATATGTTTGATTTCTATTTTCTTTAGCTACTTTAAGTAGATGTTTTAGAGGATCTTTTTTATATACCTGAGGATCAACAGAATAGTCATATACCCCGATATTCCAATCATAGACATCCCATATATGTTGATATGTAGAGCATACATATTTCTCATACCCTCCCATGTAACAGTATGGAGTATATCTAACATTAATTATTTTAACTGCTGATTTAAGTATGTCAATAGACTTTTTTATTTCAGTACATACTACATTATAATCTAATGGTATCTGTGTCTTAGCGTCATCCCAATGATTTAGGGGTAAGTAGTTAACCTCAAATACATCAGCATCGAGACTTTGAATTAGTGTAGAGAATTCTGATAAAGCAGTAAAGTTTTCCATAGTAACAGTAGTATTGATACGAACTTTAATACCTACTTCTCTACAGAGATTAATAGCTTTAATAATACGATTAAATGCTCCTGATCGTCTTACTATTTTATCATGTATACTTCCATTAGCGCCGTGAACAGAAAATAATATTTCTGTTAGGCCAGCATCATAGGCCTTGCGCATAAAGTCAATCTTGGAGAATTTGTGTCCATTAGATAGTGTAGATATGTTAGAGAAACCTTTATCTTTGGTATATTGTATTAGCTCAAAAAAGTCTTTATGTATAGAAGATTCCCCTCCAGAGAAGTCTATTTCTTCCATACCTGTATCCCAGAGATAATCAATACGTTTCTTTATAACATCAGTATCAGTACGAATATGGAGTTGTTCTCCGTAATAGCAGAACTCACAGTCATAATTACAATGAGTACCTGTGTCTAACTTAGCTCTTGAACATAGTTTGTCTTTATTTTCAGGCTGAATCTTATGATGTGATACAATGTTATAGTTTATTGGGCTCATTATATATAATATTCTTAATAATATTAATTATGTCATCATTTTCCTCTAAGTATAAAGACTCAAAGTCCTCTTCAATATCCTGCATTCTATACTTTAACCCTAAGTCCGTCTGAAGATACTCATCGTTTATTTTAGAATCGTATACAACTTGTTTATTATAATACCTACACTCAGCTATAAACCTAGGAGAACAATCATGCTTCCTTTCTATAGGTGTATAATAATACATAATAAACCGATTAAATAGATCCTTTGTAGGTACTTCATAATATTTAATCCACTCAGAGTCTTTACCTTTATTTTCTGAGTTAGTAAGCACCATTATATGATATCCTTTATACTTATTAGATATTTTTTTAATTTGAGCTTCTGGAATATTACGACAATTCTTAGTAGAATATAGCATAATAGTTCTTAACCAGCCAGGGAATAATGCAGGTCGTTTAAGTCGTTTTAATCTAGAAAATAGTATCTTCTTTTTGTAATTAATACCATTAAGAGTTACTGGGTCATAAACTCTATCATCTTGAAGTATCCACACATTTTCTTTTGTATTATCTTTTATTTCTTTATCACCACAAGCCATATGAAAGATATTATCAAATAGTAATGTACTATCTTTTGTTGATAATACACCACCATCAGTAAAGATAATATTAGATCCTGATACTAGTCTAGGTCTCTTTTTAAAAAGAGTATTTCGCTTTATATCTTTAAGTTCATCAGTATTAAAATCGTATTTCTCTTGAATAGCCTGAACAAACATATTCATATCTATATCTTCAGCTAATAATATACCAACTTTAAAATGGTTTTTTAATATATGGTAGTAATCAATGACTTCAAAAGTATGACCACATATGCCGTGGTTGTCATTACTCCATGAATAAGTCAACCATAATTCATATTCTTTAGGTAATTGTAGTATTTTACTCATCCTAGCATTCCTTGTATCATCATATCGTCACGGGATAATGTATAATTAGAAAGACCATTAGTCTTAATATCATTATATCTAAGAGTAACAGAGTCTATTATATTCTCTAGTTCTTCAATGATTTTAATTTTCTTAGAGTAATAAAAGGCTTCTGGAATTATTCTATTATTAGTATCACGTGAGCTATGTACATATACTACTGAAGATATTAATTCAAATAAATCTCCACGACCCACATAATGTTCTTTCATTATAATATTATCTTTATTCCGATATTTCGAGAATCCTAAGAATGGATACACCCCTGATACAAAGGTTTTATCTTCAGACTTTATAATATCTTTAAATATAGAAAAGTTTAATTTAAGATAATTAAATACATCATAATTCTGATAATCATATGATCCATAGTATGTTACACTCCTTTCATTCTTATATCTAAACATAGGATGAGATACATCGGAGAATACATGAACATCTCCTGTCAGGAATTCCTTTACATTATAGAACGATTTAATATCAACTAATAGAGTTTTCTGGAGATCAAGGCTATATAAATTAGTTACATTAATTGATTTAATATTCACCGGAGAAATAGAGTATTTTGCTCTGAAGATATTGTTAACTAGATTTAAATCTTCTTTTGTGATTCCTACTATGTATAGCTCAGTTTTGAGGTATACTGCATACTCAAATGCATAGAATAAAGATCCATTTATCTTATTATGTATTTGCCATTTATATACTACACCAATTCGCCTGCTCATTATTAATCATTTAACTTCATATAATTTTCTATAAATTTGTTAGCTTTCTCAATAATCTCATCTTTATCTGTAAGAGTCATTATTTCTTTAATAATATTAGAAAATTTAGAATTTAATTGAGCTACTCTAGCAATCTCATCTTTATAATTTAAATATTCTTCCAGCTTGTTAATAAGCTCTTCATCACCAGTTTCTAATATACTTAGGTATACTTCTTCTCTATTACCATCATATATAAAGTATCCTTTAGAATTTAGTTCATTATTAAGCATAATCCATGAATAGAGTGCTATACCTGAAATGGAAGCTAGTTCGGGTGTTATTAGGACCCTGATTCTTTTAATCTCTGACGATTTAACATTTCTGATATCTTCTGGATCTATATCCTCTATAATAACTTCTCCCGGTAAAACTTCCATAGACTTTAATGGTTTATAGACATTAATTCTATTATTACCAGAGTTTAATGCTTCCTTAATAATTTCTGCTGCTTTTGAAGAAAGATTAAGATAGTGCTCTTCTTTGTTTTTTATATTAGAGGCTACGTTAGTTGTAACCCCATTTATCTCAAAATGTGTTCCTTTATCTGTCACTAGTGCCATATTATATATCATCATTTATTTCATCTCCTATTGAGTATAATTACAATCACAGTTATTGTTACAATTACAAACAGCATTACAGGCACAATCAGAATCGCAAATACAATTACTACGACATCGGTTAAATTTTTCCTCAATGGAATTGTCTGCCCATCTCGTTTTTCCATCAAACTCAGCTGCACCAGTTGGATTGTAGAATTCGTTTTGAATAAGCGTACCTTCTACCTTACCACCAAATTCTGAACTATACGATTTTTCAATCATGCCCGCCCCTTTAACAGCACCTTTTCTAATAGCAGTAGAGGTAACATCAGTGATTTTAACTTTCTCAGCGCTTGTTTTTGTTGATGTAGGAGCAGTACCTGAGCTGTTAGTCCATCCCGTACCTATTCGGTTAGCTTGACCGCTATTTCCATAATTAGTGTTTGTATGTTTTGCTCCGTTTTCTCCAAGTATAGCCTCTAATATAGAATGGATAGCGACAAGATCTTGATCGTCTATTACACTATCTGTTGTTTTTCTGGAACCTACATTTCTATAACCTTTTAGATCCGAATATGTCTTTGTACCACTGTAGTTTTTAAACGCTAACCATTCTTCTAGTTCTGTCTGAACAGCATCGTATATAGTATTATAATCACCTATGCTGATTATTGTGTCAGTCCCAAATAGGTTCCAGTCTACATTATTGTGGGAATTATTAGCTCTATGACCGCTACAAGTAGAACTGACTGATTTGTATTCGTTTCCACCGGTCGAAGCTGTATGCCACTTATCTTCTGGTATAAAGGTTGATGTCCCGTATGTATTTGTCATAGTCTATGCCTCTTCTCTTTCTCTGTTTATTTTGGTTACAACCGCTCGGTCTATTTCACCAAATGTTTTAAAATACCCACACATATTATTTATATATCTATCAGTCCACCTATCCATAAAATCTGATTTTTTTGAATTATCTAAGGAAGATACAGGGCAAATCATACAAGTTGTTGCAACACAATCTACACATGTTTCAGGTACAGTTTTAATAGCCTTTTTATATTTTTTAGTTTCAGAACCTAAATTCTTAACCCACTCAGCATCTGTTATAGATCCTGAACCCATTGATTCTTTATTAGGAGAATATAATGAACCATGACACGCATAAGACTTACCCGTTACATCTATAGCAACCATATTAGCACCCGAGGAACAATGTACTTTCTGCTCATTACCGTCAAACCAAGAGCATAAAAAATGATTATGCTCTTTATAAAATTCTAATTCCTTTTTTGCTACTCTAATCATAGCTGATCTAAATGTAGCTATTGAAGCTTCTTGGGTCTCCTCAGGTAATTCATTTACATAATCTATTGTAGGGGCATAAGATATATTAGCTCTAGACCCTAATTTGTCATATAAAGTTTTGTATGAATCCCATGTTTCTTCAATATCGTCCATAGACTCTAGAGGTATTGTAGCTTTCATTGAGACGTTTATACCCCTTTCTATTAGATACTCTAAATTATTAAGTACTCGTGCAGTTGTATCTTTATCTACTCCCTGAACTCTATACTTTTTATTAATGACATCACCATCCCAAGATACCTGAATTGCAAGTTTATCTGTAGATACTGAATCAAGTACATAATCAAGTTTCTTTCTATCTAGTCCATTAGTATATATATGATAGGTTACAGAATCATTTAGCTCGAATGTATTCATCATATCAACAATTAATGGTCCATTTAATGTAGGTTCTCCACCCCAAAATGATATATTAAGGACTCCATAATCTCTTAAAAACCAATTGGATTTTAATATTTCCTCTATTTTAGACTTTAATACAGAAACCTGTACATTGTTTAAAGTACGCTTATCTGTTTTTAGACCTTCAAAGCAATATGTACAATTCATATTACAGAGAGCAGTAGTTGTAATTTCAAACGTAAATTGTTGTCTTTTATTATTGAGCATTTAATATCTCATCTAGTATAGAATTAATTGTTTCTTCTGTAATTTTTTCTTTTTGAGGTTCGACTACATCAATAAAACATTTTGCCAGAAGAGCAATTTTATAGGATTCTTCTTGAAATTCAGGTATATCCGAAAGATATTTAGACGCATCTATCAGGTGTGTAACAGTCTTCAATAATCTTGTATTAATCTGATTAATATCAGTAATATCATGAATCATTCAATTCTCTCCTTATTATATCTTTAGGTATCAGGGGTAGTATTTCTTTTGTTTTATCATAACAATACTTATATATATCACAAAGTTCAGGGATTGGCCCATTTGACTTAATTTGTTCATACATACAACCTTTATGACAATAATTCTTTACACGACAAGTTGAGCATTCAGGCATAGAGTAAAACTCATTTATCTTCTCAACTGCTTCTTTATCCCCAGCAAATCTGTCACATGTAACGGACTCTCCAGTCTCTGTTAATGCATGAAGATCTCTTCCTACACCACATCCTTCAACTGTAAATCCTTTATAATGATATCTTAATATATCGCGAAGCCAGAATAATATAAAATTAGGCATATCTTCAGAGAGATTATTTTTGTACCACTCATAAATTTCGTTAATACCGATCTGAAGAAGTTTAACTGATTCTGGTGTCCATGTCCCTCTATCCCTAACTAATGTTAGTTCAGGATTCATCCCAAAATTTTGAGTTATATATAAATGATTTTCTAGTAAATTATAGTCAGATCCGGATATCATAGAATGACATTTTAATCCAGAAAACAATTTTCGTTTAGCGTACAGTACATTTAAAGAAGATAGATTGGAATCTCTAATAGGTCTCCTATCGTTTTGCCATAAGCCATCGAATGAGAGAGATACAGAGACTTTTTCTTTTTTTAGGTAATCTAGTATTCCAGGTGTTAGAGATATCCCATTAGTAGGCATAGCTAAGGTATAATTATCATCAACTTTCTTCATCTTTGATATAATTGACTTAACCATCTTCATTTGGAGAAGAGGTTCACCTCCAAAAAAGTCTATTCGTATACGATCATTAGGGTACTCAAGTCTAAGTTCTTTAAATCTATTTATTACAGAATCTTGAGATATAGTGGTTTTAGACCATTTATCCATTCCACAATATGAGCAGTTTAGATTACACCCTTCTGATAATAGAACATTTAATGTCTTAATAACGAATTAACCTCTAATATACCTTTTACTAAATCCATAGAGTATGCAGAGGCAAAAGACTCAGCATCTTTAGGAAGACACGGACCACCAAATCCATACTTACCATCTGGACCAGGAACATCAAAAAGACCTGTACCCATTCTCGGTACTCGCTCTAATACAGATACTATTTCTTTGTAATCTATACCCTCTATCCCACATACTTTATATATCTCGTTTAAATATGTTATTTTTAGGGCATTAAAGGTATTCATAGTATACTTTAATATACAAGCTGTTTTTATATCTGTTAGATGTACATTCTTTGTGGAAACCTCAGAATATTTCTTAAATATAGCTAAAGTATGGTGTGATGTAACAATAGAATTTGATCCTATTATTAATACATGAGGGTTAATGAAATCATGGTGAGCTGTTGCTCTAGATAAGAATTCCGGTACACATACTACATTATTAGAGTACCCTTTAATTAGGTCTGGAAGAACAGTAGATTTTATTATTATAAGACCAGAGTACTCGAGTTCTTCTAGATGCTTGAGTGCATTTAATAGTATTGTTGCTTCTATTTTACCGTTTACTGTAGGTGTTGGAAGGCATACAAATATACATTCTGTATCCATCATATCTTCAATAGATACGTCATTATATAAAGGGTCCGATATTATTTTATCTGTTTTTGTGAACCCTTTATCAACTGCTTTCCCAACAAAACCATAACCAAGAATACCGATCATTAGGTGATAACTACCTCTATTAACTCGGTACCTTCAGAAGTTTTAGATACTACAGCCTTTCCTATAATAGAACCAAATGAAGGGTTATTATTAGAAACTCCTGTACCTCTTCCAGATGATATAATAATGTCACCTTTATCAACTGGTCCTTCTACTTTAACAGGTACTCTTCCTCTTAGTGCTACAGTAGCTATAAATTCACCTGTACAATATGAATTCATTAAGTATGCAGGATTTTCAGAAACGACTCCTACGATTCTAGAATCCATTATCCTATCTGATTCTGTAACCTCAAATTCACCACCTAAGGATAATACTGTACCAACTTCATATTGTTTATCAGCAACATAGTTTTCCGCTAAATCTGCATATCGGGCTTTAGTTGCTGTACCATTCATAATATTAGCATAGAAGTCACCCGAATCATTACGAGAAACAATTTTACCTGCTTTGAAGTCAGTTGATGTACCAGGTTCGGCATCTGTGCTAAAAATTCCACTGGCCCATTGGGTTGTACTTTTAGTCATATGACCGGTAGCGCTTGCCGAGTATGTATTATTAGGTGCCGATTTAAGGTATCCCTCGTCCTTCCAAGGTGTCAAATCCTCACTAGTTGTAATTGTTAATTCTGCCACGCCGTTTGAATTAACACTTATTGATGGTGTGAAAGACCCTATGTGGTTAGTAGATGTCTGTCCTGCTATATTTAAAGATAATTTAGGAGTATCTGATAAATCATCTTTAATAATTTCAGGTTCAGAAATTTGCACATTTACTATTGATGTTATATAATTGTCTGCATACTGAGGTGTTTTATTTTTGGTATAGATTCCACTGCTATCGTTTGCCTTAGATATATCAAATTGATTAAATTCGTCATTGTAGTTGCCATCTCTGTGCCATTTCTCATTATATGCTACTTTGTCAGTATTGCTATTGTCAAAATTTCCAGAGGCAATAGTACCAGCGTTAGTAGACTCCAGACCAAGTTTCCACAATTGTGACTGATTGTTAGGTGAATTTGTTTCATTACTGACAGAAAGAGGGTTTTTCTCTGTAAATACTATAACAGGAACAACATCAGCATTACCGTCATAGTATGTTGCGAAGGTTACATCCCAATAGCTGTTAAAGGTAGCGAGTTCAGGGGTAGACTCTGCTTTAAGATATTGAGATAACCATTTAGAAGCACCAAACCGTGCTGTTTTTTTCCATTCAGGATTATCGTTGTATTGATCCTGTGATATTACTCCGGCCGGATATATACCCTTTGTATTTAAACCAGTTGATACGTTATCCGGAACCGAAATGGAAATAGTTTTTAAATTCTCTCCGTCATGGTAATGAAATGTCAGAGTATCACCAGATACAAACCCATCTAAAAGTTCCATTTTCATAGCACGATAGTATTTATTTGAAGCCATCCCACTATGAGCATCAGTGACCGATATTCCGTCATGATATTTGTTTGTAACGCTTGAATCCCAATGAGCTGGATTTAAAGAGTCATATACAAGTTCTTTAACTACTTTTTTGATATACGTTGAGTCTTTATTGATATGAGTATCAATTACTACATCGGATAAACTCATCATCTTGGTGTTTCCTAACATATCTCCTGTAATTAAAATATCAGGTGAATGAACCTCAAAGTTTAAAGTTGCTTGATGTGGAGACCTTAGACCACTATTAGTATCTGCTTTAAGACTGTCATACCGAACGTTTAAACCAGATTCCATATTAAGAGTGCTTGGGGTACCGGTTGCAGAGATTTTATCAGTAACCATAGCCCCTACAACATCCTCTATTTCTCTCTGCAGAAGTTGAGCATCAGGCTGTATTCTTCCATCCTCCGTAAAGGTATACCAATCATTCATTGGTTTTTCAGAGTGGACTACTAAACCTTCACGGAAAATAGGTTTAGTAAATATATTTTGGACAGGTGCATTTTCACTCGCTTCCTTTTCTCTAATACCTGATGATAAGTATAAATCGTCAATTGACCTTATGTTATCAGAAGGTCCAATATATATCTTATTAGTTGCTCTTATATCCCCCTTAACATCCAGGTTCATTGGTTGGTCTGTAGCTGTCTGCTGAAGTAAGTTTAGTCCAGAGGAGGTTTCCCAGACCCAACTCGGGTTACTGGAGTGGTCAATAAATGTGTTGTCGTTATTAGTCCAGAAATTAGTATCTGTACGATCAGTTTCAGTATAACCTATAGCTACCTGTGTTTCACTACCGTTATTAATAACTATTCGTTCTGGATATAATGTCCTAATATCGGCCGATTTAGAGGTTCCAGTTACCGTGCTTGGAAAATCAATATTATTGTGGCTAGTCCCATCAACAGGAGTTACCCCTGCAGTTCTTAGTATTAGAAGATCAGATGAGTATTGAGGTTTATAACCACCATCCGCCGATATTCGTGTAATACTACCTGCAATAATACCTAATGGCTTATCATCAGAATCAGTGGAGCCAGCCCATAAAGGACCTTCTACATGAGAAGAGTCATAATCTTCATAAATATTATTAGTCAGTGACTGCTCTTGTTTAGAACCAGTTGGTATAGACTGATCCCAACCAGCTGTATCAGCGTAGTCTGTTTTAAACCCAGAACGTGATAGTTTCCCTCTATCCAAAGAATCTCCTGTAATCGGAGATACAAGATCTTCTAGTCCCTTAAGAATATTAATAATACCGTGCATTCCGGAAAAGTTATTCTCAAATTGATCACTCTTAGTAATTCTCTGAGCCCATTGCCATGCCGCCGAACTATCTCCTGCGTCACGCTTAGTTAGATATATCTCTTCTGTGAGCATATCTACTCTTAACCTAAGCTTAGTTAGAGCTACTACAATGTCGTCATCAGCTGCTGCAACAAAACCGTTGAAGACGTTGGTATCAGGATGATAAGATTTAGTGTATAACTGATAGGGTTCGGTTACTTGTGTAGTCCATTGCGCATATAGGCCATTTTTGTCAGCATCAACAGGTAAGAAATTATATTCCAAGTCGTTAGGATCCGTAAAGGCCTGACTAAGCAACATACCTGTAGGTAATTTTATAGTACCAGGATCTCCGGTTCCTATACTAGAATAGTCTATATTATTAGTAGCAACTCCATCTAATGTTACTGTACGGTATGGGTTAACATATCTATTATATACTTGAGATTTAAGTCCTAAGTAATTACCTATATAAGAATCAATATTTCTTAGGGAATGATATATAGTATCTTGTGGGCCGGTATAGTCAGGATGGTTATTTTTTAATGAAGCTAGTGTGTTATTACTAGTAATACCGAGACTAGTATTAACTATATTTAAGGATTTATTCAATGACATGGAGGAATATACAGTACTGTCAACTTGAAACCATGTTATTGATGAATCGACAGGAACCCCATTTTCAACGAGGTTACCCTGACCTTGTTGTGTTAGATTATAACTACGATCAAAGTTTCCGTCATTATCCCGGGATACAGGATTGTCTACATTATATTCAGTAATAGATTTAAAATATAGGGTATCCCCGATGTCATTTATAATCGTTGGGTCTACATAGACAATATCATCTATTTTATAACCATCAGTGATTGTGGTATTGCCATTACCATCAATCGTATATTGTTTATAATATTTAGACCAAGGTATTGATTGTAATTCGTCATCAATAGTTTTAAGTAATGTTAAATTACCTTGTGTACCTTGAATTTTTGCATTAACTTCATTAATAGCTAATGCTATAGTTTGTGCATTAGTTGTTAATTTTGTAAAAGGAATAAAGTTTGGATTTTCCTGTTCGCCGGCTAAATCGGACCTAATCTGATGAAGTTCGTTATATATGGAGGCCGGAGGTAATTTAGTTAATGCCAGAGTTATGTAGTCTGATCCATATTCTGATTCGTTAATAGGCTGACCTGAAATTTTTACATTACTAATATATTTAAAGGTAACACCCTCATTAACATGACTCGCTGTCACTGCCACCTTAACCTTAAGATCATTTATCCCATCTACACCACCTATAGACGATCCACGAATAGTTAAAATGTCATTATCAGCGTAGCCATAAGGGTAATCAGTACCAACATCACCATAGTAATACCTATCATCATCATTAACAGCACCTGGCTGATGTGTTTTAATAGTAACTCTAATATTTTCTTCTGTGAGCATACCTCCAAAGTCAATTTCTTGTTTGATAATCGATTGGGTAGTTTCTGTCTGCATAGCGACCCAATCTTCGGTAGAGGTTGACTCTAGAGCATGCATACCCTGTATTTTTATATTAACCAAAGCTTTCCTGTAAGGGACTTTAGTATCGGGATGTTTTCTATTCTCGTCATTCCCGTTTAAGAGTTCTGTATCAGTCCATAAAGGAATCCAATCATAATTTATAGTAGAATATCTAGCAATATGGTGCTTATCACCAATAAAGGAGCCTATTTCATTTGTTTTTAAACGCCATTCATTAAATGTGTCTGATTCTGTGACATTAATTCTTGTCGATTTATCTAGGATATGTACCATTTCTTATCTTAGCTCCAATAACTGTTTTAAAATATGTTTAATTTCAGAAACATCTGACTGTAATGTTTTAATATCATCATCCCTCTGTTTCATCTTACTTTTAGCTGATCTAATATTACTATCAGTAGTAGAAGTGTTGTTAGTATTTATAATGGCCATTGTGTTTGAATCTCTATATAACCCTGAATGACCTTTAACAGGTATTAAATTTCCCATAACCTCTAACCTCTATACATTTAGTGCAATTGCTCTTAAGTCTCTAACTTGAGGTATAACAGAACTATTAGCGGATTTAAATACTATTTTTATAGCAAATGTTGTGAACATATTATTAGCGGAAATAACATTATCTATATAATACTCAGTCTCTGTAAAAACATTAGGATTATCATTAAATGGTATGTCTGTACCACCTACAGGTTCTCCAAGAATCCAATTTGACTCATCAATCATATCATCTTCTGTATGTGTTCTGTAATATACCTCAATATCTGTCCCAAAAGGTCTGTTAACATCTAAAAATATATTTAATAAATTAGAAGAGTTCTTTAACTTAATATTCCTTGTAACATATTTGTTTAATGCTGTACCTTTAGAAGGATGAAGTTCAGCTATAAACCGAGTAGATAAATTATTCACATCGTCTGTGTTATCAATATAATTAAAATCAAGTGTTATAAAATCTTTTAGGTGCTCTGCTAACGCAGTATGATCCGACGTACTATTACCTCCAATTGGAGTAAGAGTAATATTATTTGAAGAGTAAGCATTTCCTGAAGCTTCTAACCATACATCAGAGTTTGAATCTAATACACCACTTACATTATCAACTAACTGAAGAAAGGATAAATCGTTCTGAAAAATAGACTTAATTGTTACATTATTGTAAACGGAATTTTCGGAACCCCAACTAAACAATCTAGCTGTGTCTTGCAGACCAGCTTTCTCTGGGTCACTGTACCATCCGAGATAGTTTGTCTCCATAGTTGTTCGTGAGTCCTGAGCTATATTACTAATATTGTCTCGAATATTCCTAATTCGATCATCACTGTACCCACTATCGCTATAGCTAACAAATGTAATATGTCTATTACCATCTATAGCTTCAAAGAACGAAGAACCATTATTTGTAAAAACGGCGTCCTGCCCTCCATCATATAAGAGTTCTAATTCTACATTATTCAGAGCTGCCACATTAGATTTAACTATTGGTGCAACATCTGATATAAACTGAATATCTACTAAATCATACGAACCAATGGTATTTAACCACGTTCCAGCATCCCAGGTCACATTAGTAATAGTACTACTATTCAATATCATTCCCTGTGCAACTGCATCTTCGAAACTAAGTATCTTTTGTAGTGCTATAGAATCCATGTACGAGTTCAGAGTGAGTGCTGAGCTGGTACTAATATTACCAGCATATCCGTATCCTGTTTTTAAAATATGCACAGCACTTATAGATGCTCCAATTGAGCTTTCTCCAACTTCAAAATCGGGATTAGTTACACCGGAATTCCTGATTGTTTTACTTGTATTATCATCCAGACTGAGTGTTAGACCCCATATACCAAGACCAAATGTCCCTGAACTATTACTAGCTGACTGATTCCATACATAGAAGCTACTATCCACTCCATTCGCCGGAGTGTTCCTTGTAATTTTAGATATTTTACCATTAGTCCCGTCTGCGCTAAACTGTAAAGATGGTAAAGACTTTTCAGTTGCAGAATCAGTAGTAAATTTTAGTCCTGTGTTGGCAGCATTCTTAACATCATAAATTGAATGCCAATTAACGCTTAAATGTCGATCATCAAATTCCCCTATATTGTAATTTTGTCCTACCCAATAACCCATAGAATCCTGACCTGAAACAATATTGCCGGATGAAGCGTTATCAGGTTTATATACTTCAAATATAGATACAGCACCCGTGTTGGACGCAGTAAATGATATTTTAGGAGCTGCGGTACCACTACTTATCATGTTACCCCAATTTGGTTTTATTTGAATTTGTGCACCACCAGAATCTACAGCCGTAGCAGTTGTATACCCAAACCCTGTTTTAGCGGGAGATAGTTGTATATTAGTAATAATACCTGTAAAGTACTCATATGGGTTACTACCAATCTCAGTAAATTTTAAGGTTGATACTCCAGAAAATTGATTAATTGTTTTAAGGATTGCACCACTGTCTACTGGTAAGTATAATAAAGTGGTAGTATTATCCTTAATATCAGAGTCAGTTGCATTATCGGATAGTCTATACTCTTCTAGTTTATATTTTTCATCTGTCCATGAGAGTCCGTTACCATCTTTGAATTTACCATGGTAATCTGATTGATCGGTGAGGGTGGTGTTAGTACTCGCAGTTGAAGATGAAATAATACTCCGTGCTCCAAATCCACAAGCTTGGCTACTGGAATCCGCAATACTAGCACCGGTGCTAGTGGGGGCAACTACATGAAGATTCTGATAATGGGTAAATGAAACTGATACTAATGAATTTATAAAATCAGCACCTGGTGTTGATGGTATTAAGAACTCTACAATAATGTTATCATCCACTCCCCAACCTGAATTCTCATACCAGTCTGGGTAATCATATGTTTTGAAACCACTGACTCCTGTAGAGTCATTAGGATACCAAATTCGATATTCAACCCCAATAGTGGCAGTTCCAGAGATTACATTAAATTCTGAACTGAGACCATCACTCGCGCGCATACCATCATTAAGATATATAAGTTTTGAGGTTATTGTTGATGACTCCGTTGAACTTTCAAATGTAAAGAATGAATTAAAATTAAACATTTCAGGATTATGTAATTGTCTATGTAGAATTGAACTATTATTAGCATCAAAGGCAGTTGTTACTGTATTGTTGGCTATTGATTGATTTGCCAACGCCATGTGTACCCATTTATGAATCTTATTATGGGGTATCTTTATTCTAATGCTAGTTTCCGATCCATCAGAGCTAGTAACCATCGAGAGGGGCCCATTAACATAAGATATGCTTGTACAAGATGTTAATGGGTCAATTTTTACTATATCATTAAACACAACTGATGTCGTTGATGCTTGATCTCCGAATGTCCATGCTCTGCCGCTGCCGGTCGTCGGTGGTCCGTATACACCAGATCCTAAAGTTGAGTAAGCAGATAACATAAGCTTATCCAAATTATCAACTTCAGAATATCTAGTTTGACTATAATCAACCGGATTAGTTGTCGAGTTAATATTCTGTAATATGTTATAATTATAAGGGAATTCACGTCTTAATAATTTTCTATCATTAGGTAACAAACCCGGTTGATTGTATAACCCTTCTATGTATTGATGAGTATTCCATTTAATATTAATGTTTGCCGCATCGTCTTTTAGTTTATTCCAATCAAACAAGTATTTAGATGACTCAATTTGCCGACCGGAATGTATATTCGAATAATTGTCCCCTTTACGAGGCCAATAACCGTCAACAGTTGTTATTGTATCCGGTGCCGTAGAATCCGCTTTATCCCAAAATTGCATTGTCCCTGTACAACTTAATATAGCATCAGGAATAACAAAATTTGAACTTACTGCCATCCATTCAATATTAGTCTGTTCAGAATTTTCTTCAATAGCTACATCACCAATAATACTACCCTCATCAGAACGATAGTGGTTTATTGTACCTGAGTCTACATTATCATCTAGTTTAGGGAAAATAATTTTTGCTGCCAGACTACCAAGTATACCGGTAATCTTATTGTTATAGTATTCAGAGTCTATATTATATCTATAATATTCATTATCTACTAGGCCCTCCCATCCGGCAATGTCGGCGTGATTTGCTCGCCAATCTTCAACGTGATTAATCAAACTAGAAGTCTTTAGTTCAAGAAAAAACGACCTTAACGCAAAGTTAGTTATATAAGGATGAAGATTTACTCTAAGACCGTTATCATATAGTCTACAGTCTTCTTTAGTATAATTTACAGCATTTATCATTACATCATTTGGTCTATTTATTGAGTGAACAATAGAGCCATCACGTGTTATATTACCCTCTATTCCTTCTAATGGGCTTAGTTTTATAGTTCCTGATTCATGAAGATCCGGAATACGATTATCTCCTTCATTGATAAGAAAGTCTGAACTGTTGTTATTTTTTAAATTTTTAGCTATACCATATGCATCTCCTGTAAATGCAGCTCTATTTGTTTGCGTGTTAAAAGCCGACGATGCTGATTCCCCATTTGTATGAAGCGAAAAGCAAGAGTTATAATCAGCAGGGAGTCCGGTAGTTTTGGCCGTGTATGGTGACTGTGGAGGTAAAAAGTCTATTCTATTCTCCGAAGTTAACTTATTAGAGTTATCAGGTGATTCTAAGAAAAACATACCTTCCTGATAATAGAGAGTAGGCATTTCTGTATCTTCAACTGCATCTGCGTATACTGTTACTTTATCATTAATTATAATATTGTAATCAGGTACACCCGGAGATGCAACTATCTTTCTTAATCTATGATGACTTGGAAGATGTGAATTTTTTAATTGTATTTTAATTATAGAAGGATTAGCAAAGATATCATTGGCTGCAATTGCATCGTTACTAAATCGTTCAGTATTCCAGTTACTTCCACCCGTATCCAATTGTCCATTATATTCGAGCTGTAATAGTTTCTCTGATGTTGGTGATAATCCACTAAAGGTTGGAGTTGCCAACGAACCTTCGGAAGAGAAACTGTAATTCAATCTTTGTACATTCACTTCCTTAGATTCATATGAAAGGTTAGAGGAAGTAGGTGCTTTTCTTACTTTAAGCTTATCATAGGCTAGAAATTTACCTTCTACTGGTACTACTGTATATGTAATTAAATTATAATTTAGGAAATTAAGTACTATATTATAGTCATAAACTGTTTGCCAGTGCGTATTCTCATTCAAGAGACCGTCAATTAAATTATTGTCTATTGAGGTATCACCATGAGAAGTTATACATTCATAAAACGAAAACGTTTTCTCATCAGTATCTTGGTAATATACAATGTCTCCTTCTGAAATTGATGCTGGACTATAGTCGTACTCATATGACTGTACAGTTCGTGTTACTCCATTCTGCCAATCAGTAATTGGAATTGTAGTCGTTGTTTCAGTTGTTGCATTTGTTGCAGAATAGGTCTTTTCAATATATTCAGCTCCATTTGTAAAATCTTCTTGAGTAACTACCCTAGTTGAAGAAGGGACGTATTTTGTAAATGTGTAGTGCTGCAGCTGCTGATTAAAACTATATTTAAGCAGTCCTTTTAACCAATTAGCTTCTGTATCGATATTATTAACTTTTTTTCCTAAACCTAAGGTAGACTTTGTAATAGGTACATTAATTGGTATACCAGTAGGACCGGTATAGACACTATTGGAATGTTGAGCATGAGTATTAAAAAATGGTGTAATGTCAGACGCCTGATATAAAGGAACTACATTATAAGCTGGTATCATACAATTATAATAATAACCGTTAGGAATCAAACTAGTAAAGCTATCATCAAAATCTCCATCAATCTGAGTATAATTAATTGTAGGATTGTAGGATTTGTCATAACCCCATCTCCATTTTACTGGTTGGAGCATGTTATTATCAGAAGGATTCGATTCATTACCAAGATCTTGTTCCATCTTTCCGAGTTCAAGATATGGATCAACCCATATACCCACTTCAGCTAAGTCAACGGTCACTGCTTCGGGTGGTTTTAGTGTAACAGTATGTGTATCCCCACCGTTTACATGTTTCCACTGATTAATGTCAAATGACCATTTGTTAGTGTCACTATCTAATGGTACCACATTATACCCCATAACATTAGACCACGCATTCGTTTGGATTTCATTAAGAAGTGCAGCTCCTTCTAGTGAAGCGTCTGATTTAACGGTAATTTTAACTTTACCTGCTTCATGCTCAGCATCTGCATTGTCCCATCCATTATCAGCTGATGGTGTACCCTGACATACATTAAGAACAATACGAACATCGGTACCGCCGGCCCATAGTGTCATTATATCGGGAGTTCCAGAATAATCAGTCAGTATAGACTCGTAAGGTCCATCTGGTGATAGATTCCAGTATATAAGATCAGTTGTACCGTGCGCAGCTGTGCTCCAAGTATCTTCTAGAAAAATGCCTATCTTACTACTGTTACTGTCCGTGGACATAGATATCGAGGTACCTGTACTTGAAAGCTGTAGAGTTGATGGATCATTAACGTTAGCTATGTGTATGTTAAGAATATCTCCAGCCACTCCGTTTGAAAGAGTAGGGTCAATATATCCACCGTCACCAGTTAAATTAGAGGAGTCAGAAAGGTCTACTGAGCCCGTTAATAAAATTGCCCAAGCTTGTATAGATCGCCATCTATCTACTACAAGATCATTAAGCCAGGTAGTTAAAGTATCTGATTGATTATTTGCGACTTCTTTAAAAGCATAAGTATTATAACTAGCATTAGGATAAGTACCGGATAATGCCGGAATGCTGTCCAGACCCAGATCATCTTTAAGTATATCCTTAAAAGCTGACATGGAAATACCATTAATATTAAATCCGACACTTTTAGACGCTCCTGAAGCTCCTGAATACAGGTAGTTCACTATTACCTTTAAATTGAAAGTCCAGTCGAAATTACCCTCTTCATCTGCTGTTGCATTTGGATTAACCAGTAAAGACACTTTTTCATTAGTCCCCATCAAATTCTCATTATAAGGAGTATACTCCCTTAGAAGTACCGTAGTGGACCCATGAGGTATGGGTAATATATTATATACATTTACTTGTTCTACATCCGCTACATATTCACCAGAAACAATACCCGAACCCGAGTCTTTAATTTTAAATTTAGCACCTACTCCTGTTGAACTTGGTGTATTTTTAAACAATGTGTTTGAGGCCGTAACATTAATCAGCACCCCCTGTCCTGGGACTTGATCCCAATACTGTGGCTCGGTTGGGTGGAGATTCTTGGTGTTTAGACTTGAGCCATTTCTCTTATAAGCTATCGATTTACCACTAGCAAATATTATAGTAGTTTCATCCTGTGCGTAAGCTTTATCTGAATCAAATAGGATACCTAACTTTTGAGCCTGTGAGTAAGAAATATCTTGTGTAATGGTTGCAGGCTGTGCTACACCAGTACCTATAGGAAATTTATTATCAGACGAGCCATTATCTAAGACTTTAATATTATCTGCAACTGTGTTATTATCTTCATCAGTCCAGGCAATTGTTGATGTGGCTGCATCTACCCTTACTCTTATTTTGGCTGCATATTCAACATCCATAGAGCCAGAGTTAAAATTAACGTAACCGTAAGGCCCTGGGCCACTAGCATCAGGAGTAGCCTCTCCAAATCTAGACTTATTATCAAGAATTGTAAAGTCATAAACACCTGGAACATATTCCGCAATAGGAGTAGAAGCACTGCTAAGTTTAATATCATTAAACACTACAGCTCCGGAATCTGACTTGTTAATCTTAAGCTTCATTACTCCTACATTTTCATTTGTAGCATCAGAACTAGAAGGGTTTTCTATTATCATTAAGTAATCTTTATCTGTCTCAAATAATGTTTTATTAGAAGCTGAGATAAAATGGTCTATAGATAAGATAGGGCCTTTTCCTTCAATAGATAGGTTAAGTATACCCCCTTTAGCTTCATTATTAGAGTCAATAGCGAATTTATATAATCCTGCATTAAACCTTCCTAGACCTGTTAACTCTGGTGTAGTAGGGTTAAAATTAACTGAGGTTAATTCACCATATCCGGTGAAGTTACCTATTCTATTCTGGATACATACTACAGAACATCGTTCTATATCAACAGAAGGTGAGACATAATCTGAATTAGATGTTAGTTGTCCCATAACCTCAAACGATTTATTTGGTAAGTTATCGTGTACATCAACATTATGTAATTGATTCTCTCTAGAGGTTATAACTTGCGGAAAAGGTTCATGTATGTTAGTATTCGGAACATAGGCCTTATAGTTAGTTGATTTTCTATATACCGTTGTATTGTTAGCTCCAATAGTCCCGAGGTTAGTAGTTTTAACCCCCCAAGTTATATTAGTAGTTGGTAGGTTTACTATAGCCGCATGATGATACCACGTGGAGAATGCATAATTTTCAGAAGCTTCAATTGTTTTTCCTCCACCAATCCCAAATTGAGTTCGACCATCACTATTATTTTCATCAATTCCAAGTCTAACAGAATATGCGTCTTGTGTTACATCAAATACAGGGAAAACTCCAGCACCAGTTGGTGAGACTAAGTTTGATCCATCATAGTAAGGGTGTTCAGAAATAGCATTAATTTTATTGGCATCAATACCATATAAATTAGCTGTCTCCGGAGATTCAGTAGGATGATTACGCTCTATACCAGAAAATGAAACATAAGATTGTCTAGAAGAACTTTCAACAAAACCATGATTTTTATGATATACTTTTAACTCATTAGTTTCAGTAGTTGTGAACGGATGATTTCTTAATCTTTTTAATGGTAATTCTTTATTAACTAAAACTAGGTTTCCTGGTCGTGAAATATCATATTTTGCACGATGTATAGCGAATTTAAGATCTGCGTTATGGTCAGGAGACCATGTCGAACCGTTCTGTGATTTAAATAATACACCCGCAAATACATTTTTAGAAATAGCAGCATCAGTAACTACATCTATTTCCTGTGTACGCGCCATCCAGACTTCATAATCGATAGTATCAGCAAAAATAACAAATGCGTATGATTTACCAGACCCTAGATAGACAGGTGATTCAAATTCAAATTTAGTAGCAGCCTGACCTAGGTTAGAATCTACATTAATATCAGACGGATATAATGTTACGGTTGAGTGTGGGACAATAATAGCAGATGGAAGACCTACTATAACTTCTCTAATCTGAAGAACTACTGGTATAGTTTCTGATATTTTAGCAAAATATAAGTCTATAGATGTAATAAAAGCCCCTTGTGGTTGCTTATCAATATCTATTAGGAATGATTGAGCTAAAGGATCCCACCATCTAGTAGAGTTTGTTCTAGAAGTATTATATATTGTTCTTTCATCAAATACCTGTGTCTGTGATAACATAGGAAGTTTAGTAGCTATTGTCAAATTTTCCTTTGTTTCTAGTAATCCTTTTGCGTGATATTGTGTTTGTGCAAAAGTAGTTTCTTCATCTCTATTTACAGAAATAGGTGAATCCGATAATCTGAAAGTACGAGTACCGGTTTTAAACCTTAAACCATCATCATTAGGAAACCAAAAAGACCCTGTTAATCTACCGGCAGCATCTGTTTTTAATTCTGTATTAGGATACATATTTGACATATTATCATATGTTGGTGCGTCATTTAATCCGTACAATTTCCATGCAATAGTTTCTAAAGAGTTCGCATCATATCTATATGGGTGTGTACCTTTTCCAGTAACTGAGTCCTGCTTATCTGGATAAAACATTGGCGACAGTCTCTCAGTATCAAATGGATGTGCGCCATAATTTTCAACCATTTGATTAAAAATCTCATCATCTGAAGATGAATAATCCACAAATACATTATCTCGAATAGCATATTCCGATATGTTAACATTATCAATAAAAGGATATATTATAGTATTGGGTTTAAGCCTCTCTGCAGAGAATGATACTCTTCTACCCCTTATAAACGGAGCAAACCCTATTTCTATTACTCGCTCACCTAGCTCTGTATAATTAACAAAAGGGTTATTAACAGTTAAAATACCATCTCTTGCTTGATCTTCAGTAGTGTTTGTTTCAGTAGTAGTTGTTTGCCAATTACGTCCTGATGCAGATACCCATGAAGTCGATTCGGAACCAAAGAAAGTTGTCTCCCATTCATTCCAGTCAGTACCAAGAGCATCTGTCGCATCTATAATAGACATCATGGCGTCATATATACCTGTCTGATTAACTATTAATTCAGGTACATGAGTTGTATCTTTCCAGTCATCTTGAGATGGTGAAAGTTTAACAGAACCTGTCCATGTAAATACATCGTAAGGGTTTATGTTAATAGTCGATGAGGCTTTCCCTTGTGAGAACAATTCTACAGGAGACCATGGAAGTGTAATAAGATCCCCTGTTTTCTGAACATGACTTGATACAGCAGGGTTGATTTCAGAAGTTGGTGGGACGTACTGTAACCCTATAGAATTCTCATGAAAGATAGGTCTTATTGTACGTCTTTTACGGTCAATCGCACATCTATATTCAGGTGATAGTGTATTACCTATTGAATGGTTTTTAAATGAATCAACAACAAATCCTGCTTTAGATCTTAAAAATCCCTCAGAATCTACTACTATTTTATTCGAAGCTTCCGATTCTAGGAGAGATAGGGAAGTATAATATTCTAAATTATCTACTCTTTTTTGTATTTTACCAATGTCCCGCATTGTATAGCGTTTGTTGTCAATCATTTCATATTGAATTTCGGACGGAGTAAAAGTATATGCCTGAAGATGTAAATTATATAGAACCATTGAATTAGATGGAGTCTCAGGTAATGTAGGTGTTAGGGAAGAAACACCTTTAATACATCTAAAATCACCTTTAGCATCAACTACTATAATATCCTTTCTTGGGAGATAATACTCAAGATCAGTTTGGAATTTAGAATTAGGGTGAGGACATGTACCTACGTTACTTTCAATATCTTTAGATTGTCTAAAATCTATAGAGGATCTTAATTCTATTAATTTACCCTGATTATCCGAATTAAATACAGGAATATCATCATACATTTCTGGAGGGTACGAATCTATAGAAAAGAAATCACCAGGGTAGTGATGAAAATATTTATAAGAACAGAATATATCATTTGAAGGTATATAATCTGAATCAGACCTTAAACGAAGTTTAGAATTGTCATAATAATTATCAGTCATCCCAGTATCTAGTATATAATGCTCTGTGATATCTTTAAATTGTTCCGGATTGTTTTGTATATAAATTGCGGTGCCGGTTTCGCCTAAATCACCGTCACCGATATATTCTTTAACAAAATTAATTTTAAATACGTCGTTTTTAGCTAGTGTAATAACATCATAATGGTGTGCAGAATTATATGCAGTACTGTCAGCAGTAACGTACTGGTCATAAACCCATCTTTCAGATTCAATATCACGTACTTCCTTAGTTCTATGTATAGCTGTGGAGTCTACAGGTGCAGTTAATCTATATTTTCCACCTCCAACAACTCCAGACCATGATGATAAATCAATTGCAATTGATGTCATATCCCCACTAACAGCTGCTCCTACCATAGCTGACGTAAGTGGTATAATTGTAGTGCCTGCAGACTGGATGAACTTTTCAAGAATCCAATCAGATTGGTTAAATGCACCGAAAGATTCAGTTTCCGTATTATTAACAGTAGCATTAATAAAGTTACCATTTCCATGCTTAGGAGAAAACATTTTAATAGTTCTGAATCTGTAATTATAATCTGCCTCTTCAGTTGTATTTAATTTAGCTATAGAGCATGTTTTAACACGATCATAAGGTAGTTTATATACAAGTGAATTTTTATCAGTTTCCTTTATAACGGCAGGGGTTGATACCAATTTTACATCAAATGTGTGATTATTCGATGAGTATAACAATGAAGCTACAGAAGAAAAATTTTGAAATTCATTAAGAAATACATCAAATAGATATACTTTATAAATATCCAAAGATGTATCACGGATAATAACACCCTGGTCGTCATGAGTATATCCAGGTGAAACACGAGTTACAGATCTAATTCTAGTATACCCTATAGTTGAGTTATCAAAGTTCTTTAAGTCGACTCTAGCAAAAGTATCTATAGGTGGTACTATACCAGAAGAAAGAAGACTAGAAAAATCTCTAGGTGATACAAGTATATAATTACCTACACCTATAGATACTGTAACGGACTCTTTTGCATCTGTATCCTCAGCTCTTCTCGCCTTTTCAATAGGAACACTTATAGAGGATAATGTTTCAATTTCGTATCCCTGTACATATGCCTTTGATGGCTCTAGCTGGGCTTGAAATAAATCTACATTGTCTCTATCTTCTGTTATATCAATATGAAAGGGTCTTACTGTATAGTTACCCGACTCGTCAAACGTTCTTCGAGCAAATTCATCTTCTATAATATTATAATCAGTTCTCTTAACTTTCCATTTAACAGCGGATTCATCTACCCTACAAAGCAAAAGGAAATCGTCATCAGTCCCTTCAATATCTGTATTAATATCAAGAGCAATAAGTTCTGTTTTTATTTCATATCGGTGTGCCCCAGGTGCCGCAAAGTTAGGTGATCCTGTAGCATTATCACTTAATGTAGGATCTTCTGCAGAAGATATAACAGATTCTTTAATTCTAAATCCAATATCTGCAGATGCCGAAGTTGAGAAAGGAGCAACTATAAGTGTTGAATTTTGAACCTGTACAAAGTTACCTTTTATAAAATAAACACCTTTTTCAACAAATGCTAGGGACGCTTTACCAATAGCAGATTGTTTTAATTCAGACGGAATCTTTAGTACAGCCTGATGAAATTGAAGTGTCAGACTAGTTGGAGACGGGTTACTATTACTATTACTACCATAAACTGAAGGCATTTTATCAATAACTTTAAGCTCATCAGACGGCCTAAATTTATTAACATTAACATTAACTCCAGTATCTACAGTTTTCTCTGCAGAGGCTGCATAATATTGAATGTATAGTACAGCCGGAGCAGTACCTATAGCAGGTACTACTTTTAAAATTTTAGCTGATAATGTAGGTTCTGGGAGAGTTATATTTCCGGTCAAGTCAAGGTCGATAGCACGGACTAAGTACTTTCCTTTAAGGCCAGTAGAATCTGAGTCATCCAGATTTGACATTATATAATTTATATCTGCATTAACGTCCGGAATAGACCCCATCTCAACTTTAATATAGTCTATATCATTAGAGAATGATACATCACCGGGTATTACTAAGGACCCTTCTACAAATAAATGATGTCCAAGATTAGTGATTTGGTTTTGAAGAACAGATTGGAGCTGTGTTAATTCCCGTGCCTGAACTGCATATGATGGTCTGAATAGTAATTTATGATATTTATCTTTTGGGGATAAACCGTCGGATCCGTCAAATTCAGAAACTGATTCAAAATCATCGAAATAGGGTGGTACATTAAAATTGATTGACATTCTTTAATCCTTAATTTTTTATAGTTCTATTACTATTTTAATTCTTTCTGTCTGTTCATTAGTACGAGTAACTTTATGTCTATTTTCTAGAAAAATAACATCACCAGAATCTGTTATTACCTCCGAATCAGCTATAGATGATAAAACGGGTACCGCTGATACTAATGTTTGTTCCCCGTAACCACCTTCTTGAAGAACAGATCTGGTATACCAACTCACTGACTCAGTTGCACTTTCGGGCCTGAATGGTTGCAATCCTAAATCGTCAGTTTGATGATAAGAAATATAATATGTAGCAGCAGTTACGTCTGATATAACTTCATCTACATAACCTACTGCCTGATTAACTATAGCACCACCTGATGTAGTGGTTATTGTTTGTTTTATCTGCATACCTGCAACTATTGAGGCTGGGATGCTAGAACCAAATATCATTTGTTTAGAAATGCGCAAAGTGTCTGCATGATTACTAGTATTTAATGCAACATCTTTTATAATACCCAATTGTCTAAAAGAACCCTGATCTGGCAATTTATCAGAAGCATCAATACCCTGAAGACTTCTATATATTCCTACATAATGAGCTCTTAACTCATTACGAGGGTCCGCTCCAAAACCACCAACTGGTCCTTTAATAGCAATAGCATCAAATTGTTGTTCATACACCGAAGACTCGCCAGCATGAGTGGTTTTCAGGAAAACTGCTGGTTCTTTAAAATTGGTGTCGATTAGTTTAAATATGCTTGTACCACCAGCCACTAAAGATGATGGTATTTGGATGTCTGTTATTTTATTAGTGCCTTCCGAGTTAGTTACATGTGTAATGAACTCCTTGTCTATTAATAAATCCTTCTCAGGATTTATTATATTTTGAGCAGTAGAGGAACTTTCTGCAAGGTCCTTAATTATAATCGGTGGGTAGTCAGAAGGAGCTTCATTCCAAACAGTTGCATCAACTGGTAGTCCTAGACCATTGATTTTAATATTAAATAGCGCATTTGGAAAAGCTTGTGCTGCTGTAGCAACTACAAGTTGATTCCATGCATCATCACTCTGATTGTACGCCACTCTAGCATCTTCTTCCCCTAATAATCGATCAGATATTGCATTAGCATAAGTGAAAAAATTGACCGGGCTACTGCCAGGTATTTGCGTGGCATCAGACCACTGTAACTCCGTAGTAAGATTACCACTTGATGAATCCTCATGGTAATACCCTGCCGTATAAGGAACAGGAAAGAATTCTGCAGTCATAAATTTTTCAAACAAATCAGTAGATATAGTGTATAAATACTGCCAAATGTAACCATCCTCTAGTTTATAAGCACCGACAGCACCTCCTATAGAAGATTCAGGATTATAGCTGGAACTTACGTTACTAATAGGAGCTTTTAAGCAAATATATACTTGATTTGTTTCGGTTACTACATAGTAACTACCAAGACTTTGAGCTTCAAAATTTATATCATAGGGGTCATAAGCTCTATACATCATACCTGACTGCCACTGAACTAGAGGAGCCATTAATATTGCACCACATGATGATGTACCTCCTACAGACTCCGATATACTAACCATAGTATGAGCATTCTGGTATAAATCTGTAATAGAGTACTGATGATTATCATATGGAGGTTCGGGTTGTTCGGAACTTTCCGCATTTAAAGGCCATGGATTAGACCGACCTAGGGTTAGGTAATAATTATTTGTGCGAATATCTCTTAATACTTTCTTCGCTACATCTAATCTAAATTGACTTGTTATAATTGCCGGCATTTGTTTTGACCTTTTAAAAAATTTATAATTAACTTGTTGTTGTATTTAATATATTTATATAGTTTATTATCATACGGTATCCCATGATGTCATATCAGCACCTAATTCAATATCGCTACCTATAAGTTCAGTAACAAGGTTCCCGTCAGCATTATAATGTAGATTAGGATTTAAAGTAATTCGAATATTAAAAGAATTGCCTGTAGTATCCAAATGATCAGCAGCTGCTTTGTAGACGTTATTTTTACCATACAACCATCCGTCAAAGTTTCTGGTGGTTCCTAGCATATCAACATTTGGTTGATATTCGGAACCGACCAGACCATGATAGTATGCGCCCACATTATGTCTATTAGTTGTATACTCAATGCCTTCATCATAATCCGTTGATAATACAGTCCGATTCTCGAGTAAGTATGCTGTTTCATAAGCGAGATATATACAGTTATCGTCAGGGTTGTAATACCAATCCCATTGTCTATCCTCTAGCGAAACATTAGGTTCAGTAATATGCCGCTCATCAAAGGTTCCTGCCCAGTCAATAGGGACCTCTGTTAATTCAGTAGTTACTGTAGGAATACTACTGTCCGCATAAATAAGATCAAAATATACTTTAACTTCTTGAGCTCTACCATCTGCAGCTTCAGGTCCATTTCCGGCACTCCAATTAAGATGTCCTACAGATAATACATCTCCAAATGCATCAGCTTGTTGTGTAATAATGTTATGATGAACTTCATCTGGTAAGCTAAACTGAAAAACATAGTTTTTATATTCAACCGCATTGGTACCTGCAGGCTCTAAACTTTCATTGAATGCAGTTGAGTGAGAAAGGTTGTTATACGGTGGCCATGTTCCAGCTAGGAACATTCCATCAGAGCTACCCATCCGCTCCGTTGCCGGTCCACCATTATAACTAAAAGTTAATGCCACTCCAGTTTCAGTTCGGTAAGCCATTATTGAATATCCAAAACTATCAATTGGGTTTTGTTGAAAGTAAGTACCAGGATTGAATAAAGATGTAAATGTATAGGTATTAGTATGAAAACTATCATGTCTAGGTGATTGTATCACCTCAGAATCTATATTAGCACCAAACTTTTTAGATGTTATAGACTCAATTACAATATCTTTCCATACATACATTCCCGATTTATACTGAAATTTACGTCTCTCAAAATATTCACCCATACCAAATACAGTATCGGGTGTATGTGACTGTGGTTTAAGATCAACAAGGAGTGAAGAATGGTATGTTCTTAAACGAGCCGATGGGGTGATATTAATTACATCATATCTACCAAGCATACCCCTACTAGCAAGTTCCTGTTGGTTAAGCCCTCCTGATTCGCTGTAAAGAAGTTCGTAGTTTGCTTGATTATTATCATCTAGAGTATTTGTTAGAGTATTAATAATCTCTAAATTCCATTGACTTTTAAGACTTTCCCATTTCTCGTCGGTATATGCTTCGGAAATAAGTTCTGAAAGTGCTTGTGGTGCATCAGAGTCAGTGGGTACATATTGACCACTGAATTTTGAAGTGGGTGAGAATTCCTCTGTCTCTACAGGTATAGGGGCTATACCAATTATCATTCGGCTTAGCACCTGCAGAATGGTAGGAATGTCTAATTTAGACCAGACTCCGGTTGTAGGAATCAATGGATCACCGCTGTAAACCCAGTGACCGTTTTCATACTTTACTTTAACTCGGTCAAGGTTTGGTTCCTTTAAGTTGGGTATATATGCTTCCCATCTATAAACTGGGCTAGTAGTATAGTCGCTATTGTAACGGGTAGACACTTCCTCCCCAAAAAACCAGTTATACAATTCAGGTATGTTCGTATACTGGTTTGTTAGTTTGTTGTCTTTTAAGTCGCTAAGAATTGAAGCATACAATACATTTGTTGGTCCTAGGTTCTTTTTCCTATTTCCATCAATTATTATAGTTAAGTTATCTATACTAACTACTGACGGTAATTGCTCTAATTTCACCATATGTGATTCCACGGATGAATATTTACCGAGTGTAAACCTTAGCGATACAAGCAGTCTGAGTAGACTTAGGAAATTTTTCGTAAATGCTTCAAATGGAATATTTCTTTTTGTAATTTTTGTAGTGGTATGTTCAGACAATTTACCTTTAACAAATGAATTTGATCCTACATGATTAAAACGCCATAAAGACTGAAAATCAACATTTTTCATTTCAAAATCAGATATGTATATTTCAAGATTTGTATTATTAGTATCTAACTGAGTCTCTAAATCAGTCTGAAAATCATTTTCGCCGTTCTCTACCTCAATAAGTTTATCAAGAAAGGCTATCTTCAAAGTAATATTACTAAGGGCATCTGTATACCCAGCTGGGTTTTTAATATTATTAAAATAGGAAGATAAGTTGTCTTTTGTTAGTACTAGCTCATCCTTTATTGATTGTAAATTGGTCGGTGTGTATGATTTTAAGGATTCTATTATTTCAGATATCTGCTGAATTTCAAATTCTAAATGTTGTATTTCAGTTAAAAGTAACTTACCATCATTTATAATCTTTTCAAATTTTGTTAAATTATCATCATAAAGACCATTTTTTCTATATGTAGGAATATCAAGTTTAATTCCTTGATTAACTCCTTGATCATACTGATCACTTGTAACTTCAGAATTAGTATTATTTCGATCATTTTCTGTAGGTATTCTTAAGGATCCAGGAACAATTGCCTCATCAACCCATGTTCTATGATTAGTTTCTGTATCTCTTATAAGAGTTTTATGTGAGTGAGTTACATTACCTAAATTCTTCTCATATAGGAATATAAAATTAAGTAGATCTAGCTCTCTATATTCAGACTGAGTGATCAATCTGGATGATGAGGTAGTAATTTTTTTAAACTTTAAGTTCAGTAAAGTAAAATTAGATAAATCAGGATCATGAAAGACATCTACAGAAGGTACATTAATTCTTATAAGTGGGAATTCTCTTTGCAATCCATCTATTAAGTGGTACTTAAACTCAAGCCCTGAACCAGGATTCTTAGCTAAAAAGGAATAGAGTGGATGTCCAAGAAGGGGGCGACCATCACGGTGTATAAAATCAGTACTAACAAAGTCTGACCGGGTTTCCTCGGAGTAATTAGCAAAATCTTTAAGTTCTAGGGATCTTACATCTTTAGGTCCGTAAAGCCATTGAAATACATTATTAAAAGGACCTTCACCTGTAAAAAATATAGCTATTAAAACTTCACCAAAATGTTTAAATCCAGCAGGATGTATTAACCTATTGTACGAAGATGCCCATGTCTCAAAATCAACACCTGTACGAAGAACATAAGAGAACTTTTGCCAGTAATAAGAATCTTGGATAAACTTTTTATTATTTAAATAACCGGAATTTGATAGAGGATTGCCCTTAGGTATACAATGAATAGAATCAGTAGTTCTTAGTATATCATCTTTAAAGCTAATAAAAGGTTGTATTTCAGATGATGTACGAGAAACTGTTCTTGACTGTACAGAATAGTTAGACCTATCTAATTTATAGAATGTAGATTTGGGAAGAACTATAAGATTATCTTCTGTATAAGTGACTACAGAAGAATCGGAAAATTTAACTATTCTAGAGACTCCTTCTGATGACCCAACATTAGATACTACATCTCTTTTAAAATTAGAATTTAAGACAATACCAATCTGACCATAATTAACATCTTTAGCACCGGGTCTAATATAAGTTTTAACAAAATAGGTTAATAGGTTTTCTCTAGCATCTTTATATTCTTGGGTTCTAGTGGCTAATTGATCTACAGTTTCATCTTCGAGAGCCTGAATATTTTCAATATCTTCAAGAGACGGTATTCTAAGTGATCCTTCAATTAAAGTACCTGGTAAAGTTACATTAGTTGGTGTAACTAAAGTTATATAAGAAGACTGATGCCATACAGTTATAGCATCCGGAAGACTACCAAAAAGATTTAAAGTTTTTGATCTTTCATTTTCATTAGATGCTTTAAGACGTCGGAAAACTTGAGTATTATCATATTCCTGGTTACGATTTAAAGACCAATTACCATCAGACACATTAAGTATGTCGTCAGAGGGGTAATAAACTTCTACATTATCATTAAAAAGAATGTGGAAAAAATTCTTAATAGAATCTTTAGTACCTCGGGATATATAGATATCATTTAAATGTTTGTATAGAAGTCTAGGATTAGCAGTGTATTTTCGTGGAATAGGTACGGCCAATTCTTTTTGAAGTCTATCTATAAAATGAGAATCAGTAGCATCAATATCTCTATGGTTTGATACAGTATTCAGATAATAAAGAGACTGATTCTCCCTTTCTAAAAATTCTATAAATTTTTCGACAAATACATTAATCTCTTTATTATCATATTGGATATGATCAGGTAATAAAGAAGATATCTGAGAAGATACATTAAACCTTTTATGATTTAGTGACATGTTCTATGTTCCTTTAGCTGCAGTTATATAATCTATACCTGCATTAGTTGTACCTGTTAACATTGAATCTATTTCACCATTTACTATAATATCAGCTGATAGAATTGTTAATAATTCATTTCTATTAGGAGCAAGATCGTATGAATTAGGAATCCCTGTTATTTCAAAATATTTCTTATCTCTGTCCATCATAGCGAGAGGATTAAAATCTTCAAGAGTTACAAGACCCCGTGAAGCATCTACTAAACCAATTTGTCGAAGCTTATTAGAATCAACAAGTGACATTATATATACTATTCTTTTCCCATCAGCTCTAAGAATATCTTTAAAGATACACTCTAGACCAGAAAATATAAAGGAGTTAGAGTAAACAATAGTTTCTTGATTAGAATTTAAAAGAGCTGCAGGAAATTGTATTATGTATTTATTATCAATCTCTTTGCGAAGCTCAACGCGTTTTTTAATATATACATTAGCTGTGGAGTTAGATATAGCAGGATCAGTGTTGTCTATTAAAGTAAGTAAATTCGAATACCTAAAGACACCATCAAAATGTCTTAATTTAAGATCATAGTACGCTAAAATGTTATTCTTAACTATAGTTGATAATTCTACAGAATTCTTTTTAGTAATATTAGAATTGTATTTAAATGAAATACCAAGGGATATATATGTGTATGAAGGATCTGTAAATTCGGGGGTAATTGAAACAATATTCTTAGGTTTTAAAATTGTTCTTTTAATATAGTCCTTTTGCTGAAAAGATAATGTAGGTATACCAATACCATTATTAACAGTATTTTCTTGAAATAAAGGTGCAATACATATATAAACTTTACCATAATCAGGTGGTATATTATCTTCTCCACCCCAAACATTAATAGCACGAATATCTGGAAAGTTTGTTAAGATAATAGCTTTATAATCTTCAGGAGTTACAGCTCTGTTCTGTGATATATACTCAACAGGAGCCGTATATTTAATTGAATCAATATCTTCACGAGGAGCTCCACCGATAGCATTCATTGTAGTTGTAACATTAACTTTATTAGAATTAACTAAATCCTGATGTATAGAAAATATTGATGCTCCATTAGAAATATCCGCCGGATTAGAGGCTACTATACATTCTATATTAATAATATTACCATCAGACAATGACTGACCGATAATACCATCACCGAATGTTAATTCGTAAAATCCCTCTCGTGATTCTTGAATCCAATATATTTTTGATTTGTGGGTTATATTTACAATATTTGATGCTGGATGGTAATATTCAAATGGGGTAGAGCTTTTATTCTTCTGGACTGTCACTTTTATAGTAGATGTGACTGCATTTTCAAATGGTATTATATATAACTCAGAAGATTGTTTTGTATATACATACTTAACTGTTCTATATTCACCTTGTGTTAACATAACATTACTGAATTTATAATCAGGGGCTCCATCTGATGTGTCAGTATTGTGTTCATGAACTAATGATTCTGTGACAAGGTAGGTATAGTCTTTATTATGAATGGAAGTTGAAAATTGAGTTCCACGTACAAGTTCTAAAGGTTTCCATGTATCAGCGTTAGTTTCACTTCGTTGCCATGTAGAACGCTTTTCAGAATTTTCTTCAGGGAAAGGGTTAAATACTTCAATATCAACCATCGCGCGTGCAGCTAATGCGGATCGTGGAGTATATCCTAATAATTTAGCATGTGATACTACTGATGATCTTAATTGTGCAGTATCCAGAAAAGACTCATTTAAGGCCATGTTAGCATTAAATGCATTATAATGAGTAGTGTATGCCATTAGATCTACTAATGTGTTTAATACAGAACCCTCAAAATTATAATCAGATAGCTCATCCTGTGACTGAAGGAACTCTAGTAAATTAGATTTAATCTGATCAAAATCTAATTCTGATACTTTGAAGTTATTTAGAATGGCCATTAACGGAGTCTCTCTACTATGAAGTCTAATGAGGTAATTAAATCCTCAGGTGATATAATTTTTAATTCTAGTTTTATTCTTAGGGCATTTCTATCCATATAATCATTAAGTTCAATTGATAGGATTTCTACTCTAGGTTCATAATTAACTATTGATGTGCGAATCCTTTCTCTTATAGCAGCTGCAGTTATCATGTCAAAATTCTCAAATAGATAATCTCTAAGAGATCCTCCATACAAAGGTTCAAATGGTTTTTCACCCCTATTAGTCAAAAGAATGTTCATAACTGATTGTTTTACAGCGTCCACATCCTTTTTAATTGCTAAATCTTTTATATTAGGAAGTATACGAAACTTATAGTTTAAGTCCGAATATATAACTTCTCTAGAATTTATTGTGTTTGTATATGACATATTACTATTTATATCTAAATCTGATAGAGGCTTTATCGTATTCTATAGTATATGCAGGTTCTTTCCATGCAAATTCATTTGATTTCCAACTGAAAGGTGTCATCATTTTCTCAATTCCTGTATATGTACCCAAACGGCTATATAGAGCCATTTCAATAGGAAATTGTACTGTTGAGACATAAACAACCCCTAATTTTTCTTCAATTTGTTTTATATGAGATTTTAAATCATAGTTTAGTATAAGGTCTTTATCTTCTACCCCTCTCATTGAGCGTACATACTTACCTCGATCATAGGTTTTATAAGAAATATTATCCTGAAAGAGAGTTCCTATTTTATAATTATTACCTGATATTTTAGCATCAAATCTTGATTGGTATTTTATAATTGTAGACTCATCTAAAGTGTCCCATTTAGCTCTATTATATTTCCATGCATGTTTAAAATCTTCTCTTTTCACATTTGGGTTTTCCACTAGGAATTCATAAAATAGATCAACTCCAGTATATGTTACTTCTTTACCAGACGCATCATATATTACAGATGCTCCTTTAATTTGTTTATTCCCTGAAGGTGTCTTACTAGATCTTGCTTCCTTTATAGTAGTATCATCAGGAGCTGACTCTACCTCTTTTGCAACAGCTGTTACATTTGCCGCTACTATAAGATCTGTAGACTCTATAGCCTCTTTAGATTTTTCCGCAGACGCTGAGGGTTTTGATGGCTCTTCTGCCTCAGGTAACTTAGTAGGAAATACTGGTGTTTCTACTTCTAACTTAGCCTTTCCTGTAGCCGGGTCTTTCTTTATATTAGGTATAAGCATACAAGGGTCTAAATCTTTAAGAGCTTCTATTTGCTTAAAAATTTCCTCCATATCAAACCCATTTTCATCTAGTGCATCCCCCCATTCTTTTTTAAAAGATTCTTTAATTTCTTTTATTTTCTTCATGGCAGCTGCTCGGACTTCAGGTGGAATATTTCCACCAGCTAGTTTCTCCATTTCTTTTGCAATCAGCATTGCCTTTTGAGCCATAGCAATCTGCATTGGTATTTTTGGTAATTCAGGAAGCTCAGGCATTTTTGGCATCCAGTCACGGATTTGTTTTTCCATATCCTCTTTCAGCTTGTTAGCTGCAGCTTCAGCTTCTCCAATGGCAGAATTTACCATATTAAGGGCTTCTGTTTTTGCCTTATCTAATTCTTTCTGAAGACCACCTAATAAGGCATCAACATCTAGTCCACATGGCATCTATATATCCTCTATTATTTTGATTTATTTAAATGGATAACATCGCCAGAATCAATCTCAATATTCTCAGATCCTGTGTTAATTGTCATTAATTTTCCTGAAGAAATAGCTAAAGTCTCACCAATTATATATGTACACAATCCTTTAGCATCAATTTCTAATTTTCCAGCTACTTTCATTGATGAATTTAATCCAGAGAATGTACCGAAATTACCCCATGTAGTTAAATTACATTCTTTTGTAGTAGTAATCTGTGTATTACCCATTATAGCCTGATCCCAATCACCATTAATAGTATGCTTATGATTTTCAATAGTTGTAATAGAAGAATCCTTATGTATTGTTAGTATCTCACCTTTAGCTATATTACCTGTACGATTTCCTACAATTTCAAAAGCATCATTACCACCACCCTTTTTATCGCCACGAGCACCGATCTTAGTATATCTATTTTTATGTACTTTAGTAGTCATATCACCTTCAACTTCAAGAATATAATCCCCTTTAATAAGTTGACGGACTGTACCATCTACAGTAATATCACATGCCCCTTTAATGAATACTTGTTTTTTACCCATTGTTATCTCATATTGATCTCTTACAATATGAACAACTTTGTCTCCTGTAGGATGTATTTCTTCAAATGTACCTGACTTATGTTGAGTCATTAGACGTTCACCATCAGGGGAATCATCTACTTCTATAATATGACCTGCTTCTGATTCATACACATGATTATAAGGATACTGTGAATATGTATTTGATTTAGGATCTGGCTCATCCCATGTTGTTCTATCATCTGGCTTAACATTTTCTGTTGATTTTACATTAGGTTTAGTGGCTTTTGGAATATCAGATAATTTTAAACCTCTACGCTGCTGTAGCATTATATTATCTTCCGCATTAAGTCCACGTCCTAATCTATTATAGTCCGGTTGACCAATATTGTACTCCCATGGAAATTTTCCTTTAGGGTCATTAAACCCTTCGGATATATTAGGTCTCATTGCAGATATAGACGCTATAGACCCTAGTACAATAGGATCTTGCATAAAATCGTCATACCATGCCACAACAACCCATGAACCCTCAACTAAGAATGGTGTATGCCCTACACCAGAAGTAGAAGGTGATGTGTTAGGTAACATAACTGTAGCCCATGGTAATGAAGCTGTAGGTATATCGCTTAAATTGGAAGTATGTTTACCGAGTATACGAACTCTTACTCTACCCATTTCTTCAGGGTCCATTCTATCTTCAACAACACCTAATTCAACTTGCATCATTCTACAGCACCCAGAGTATGTTCAGTACCAATAGAATCTCCAATTAAATCAATATACATTTTATATTCTCCTTTATGGAATCTATGGTTTATCGCATGAATCATATACTTTCCGGAAAGAAAAAGATCATTATCAGTTTCTGAAATCTTAGGTATATTCTTTGGTATTATTAGGTTAATTATATCACCTGACTCAATGGATTGAATAGGGTCACATTCTACATTTATCTTAACAAGGTCCATTCTATGATAATAGGATTTCATTATATTAATCTTATTAATTTGAATAGTATTATAATTTGAATTTCGCTCGTAGGCTTTTAAATTGGACCTTCGTTCACTTATAAGTGAGGTAAAAGATTTAGATGGGGGTATAGAAGGTGACGATATCTGATGAATAGGTGAAATATATTCATATTCAAGAGGACTAAGACCTTCATAACCAAATAGATTAGAATATACTGTTTTCTGTGATATATCAGCTACTTCAGATCTAGAAGAAAATGAACCTGTTCTTATTAGTTTTAGTGTGTCATAAGAGTCTTCTAGACTTAATGTATGAATCTTATGTCTCAGCTTATGAGCACCTCTTAAAGATGATCCAAGATCACCGGTATTTAAAATAGGTGATTTAGAAAGTGTATATTTAGGTTTCTCTGATCTTAAGGTAGCTAGAGATATTAATTTAATAGAAGATCCGTTTAGAGTCTCAAAAAGAAATAAAGGAAATCCATTTTTATCAAAGGTTTGAGAAAGTAACTTACCTATAGCTTGAAAGGGTTTAATAAAAGGGAATACTATTGATATGTCATCTGCAGATTTATCAATAATTTCTATCTTTTCTTTAAGATACTGATCATAAATCATTTCAATTATCGAAGTTGTTGAACCAGAAAAAGCTTTAGAAAAGGCCTTTGTTGAATTAAGCATTTCAATATCTGAAACTAATTCAAGATCAAAATGGACTATATTATCATCTAAATATTCAAGATTATTAAATCCATTAATTTTAAAGAATAACTGTTTTTTAGATGAATCTTTAGTAAATTGTATTTCAATTGTTTCCTGACCAATAAGAGGGGCACCAGAGATTAGACCAGAATCATCCATCATTGTAAGAGTGGCATTTAAGTACGGGGAGTCGATAGATTCGTATATCTCAACAGTGATGACGTTAGATGATATATCTATAGAATTAGAGTTAACCGTTGTAAGAATTACTTTAAAATCATCATACGAATTAATTAACGAATCAGGTTTAACCTCAGTTATTACGTCATGATTTACTCTACGACTCATTCTTGTTGCTCTTTCATTGCTAATCTAAACTTTTCTGAAACTTCCTTTATAAATTCCGGTTTGATTACTCTTATATATGATCTGTTAATGTTTGCCCGTTTCTCATATTCAACAAATGATACAGGACGAATTTTTGGATGATGTTTTTTAATATCTACTGAATCTATACCCACCTGGGATAAAAAATCTAGTGTGGTGTCTTTTGATGAAGAAGTGAGAGAGACTCGTTCACCTCTATCGTTTAGTTCAGGATTAGTAGCTACAACCTCACCTTCTTCATTTTCATAATGATGAGGTGCATCATACGCTTTTGATATTTCGGATATTAAAAAAGATTCACCTATATCCGATTTATTGGTAGAAGCATCTATTTTTAAAACCTGTGCTTGCGCAATAACCGGGTTATCACCAAATTTAAATTGACCCTTCGAAGGATCTATATATTCAGCTTGAATCCATCCATTGGTAGGAAAGAGGTTTTTAACTTCAACAGATATTTTTTGTGATATTTCAGTATCAGTTGAATTTTTATCAAAATATGAAGAAAGAATATCACCTATATCTAAATTAAAAAAAGAATGAGAAAAATCTGTCTGACCAACCTGTTGAGGGTATATAGCAATACCTGGATATTTTGATTCAATCCAATCCATTAATTGAGAATCTGTCATTGGCCAGTCTGTATACAGATTTCTTAGATGATCATTAATTATAAAAAATGTCCAATAGTAATCCGTAGTACCATACAAAGAGTATGATAAATTGTCAGGCCTGTCACCTTGAGGTATTGTAACATAAGAATAGTATGAAACGTCATCTATTAATTTAGATGCAATTGTAGTATAGGCTGTTAAATTAACTACTGTCTTTTTTTCATGAACCCCATCAACGAAATCTTCCCATGTTACAGTTGGAAAATACTTAAAATAATGCATAACGTTTAATATCCTTCTTTAACATGGTTTTTATAGATAGGCATTAATTCCTTAAATTCTAAATTAAGCGCTACTTCTGTAGGTTCATCTGTATCTAAGAAATACGAATTTGATGTGCCGTTATAAGTTACATTTAAACTAACAAGAGCTACTTCAGGCATTTTAGGAAGATTTGCGTTTAATATTTCTATATTAAATACCATAGGAAATTGAAGAGTTAATCCATTATTAGTTCTTGCCGGATACATAGCTTCGCGAAATCTCTGAATAATTTGTTTTACTGCTTGTGATTCCTCTTTAGATGACGGGTGAAATGTCCATGGAAATGCCCAACTCCGGAGGTTAACACCCTGAAATGTTATAAATGGGTTTTCAGTAAATACCTGTTGTGTATTCTTCAATTGTTCCACTGCCATATTCCCTAAAGATTGGGATACTATATTACCTATAACAGCGCCACTACCACCTCCAATCATACCACCAGCTGCTGTACCTGCAAGTGAAGTAACTTCTTTAAAAGATTCTTCACCAAGCATAGCTTTTATTGAATTTTTGGCTTCCTCTGATGAAGGTAGCCCATTCATCATTACTGATCCAGCTATACCGGATTGTCTATCTGTGTAATTAAGAGAATCTCCTGCCTGAAACCCCTTAACCATATGAAGAGCTATGTGTGATCCTACAGTAGTACTCACTCCTCTCAGAGAATATTGAGCTTTATGGATATGAAATACTATAACAGGTGATTTATTATCACCAATTCCTAAAGGATATCTTAAAATTTTACCGGCAACCTTGTCTGATAATAAATCTTTTTTAGCGTCATCGAATGATAATCCTACCGCGTCCGCAGCTGCGCTTAATAATCCCATGTGATTTCTAGCCTTATAAATATGTGTATTATATTATATTTATACTAATTATGAAAACATATAAAGGGAAGTTCACACCTAAAAATCTAAAAAAATATAGAGGTGATGCTCAGAAGATAACGTATAGATCCATGTGGGAACGACAAACCTTTAAATGGATTGACAATCAGTCTGATATAGTAGAATGGAATTCTGAAGAAGTAGTAATACCTTATCGATGTCAAACAGATAATAAGATGCATCGTTACTTTATTGATGTCTACTTTAAGACAGCTGCAGGTAAGAAATACTTAATAGAGATTAAACCAGATAAACAAACAAAACCTCCGAGAGGAACTAGAAAGACTAAACGATATATTAAAGAGGCTTTGACTTATGTTAAGAATCAGTGTAAATGGGAAGCTGCACGTGACTTTGCTGAACTCAACGACTGTGAGTTTTGTATATGGACTGAGCATACATTAAAGGGGATGGGTATTAAACTACTCACGTATTAATGTACTTTCCCTGGCTTCCGCATCACTAGTAATATTATAACACATTTTTAAGTAAAAGTCAAGACATAGGTATATAAATACATATATGGCAGAACAATCATTATTCGATACATTAGAAAAGGAAGCATTTAGATCAGGTATACAAGCCAGGTCAGACGCTTCTAGGCAGTGGTTTCGACAAAAAGTACAAGAACTTGGTAATGTTAATGGGCATAAAGTATTAGCAGACAAAGCATTAATACAAAAGTCTGGTTTTAGGTCAGGATCAATGTATATGTTCTTTTACGATCCTAAGCACCGTAAGACATTACCTTATTATGATGCATTCCCTTTAATTATTGCAGTTGAAAGAGCTGAAGGTGGATTTTATGGATTAAATTTACATTATCTTTCACCTGTATTAAGAGCTAAGTTTCTCGATAAGTTAATGGAGAATACTAATAATAGAAAGTTTGATGAGTCAACAAAGATATCAATTAACTATTCTATGTTAAAATCAGTTGCTAAATTAAAAGAATTTGCACCATGTTTTAAACATTATTTAACACCTAATGTTAATTCAAATATTGCAATGGTAGAAGCACCTGAATGGGAAATAGCAATATTTCTTAAAACAGAATCGTTTAAGAAGAAATCAAAATCCCATGTATGGGGACAATCTAGAAGGTCAATATAAATGTTACCAGCTAATGTAGATACATTAAAATCAAGTATAGATCGTAGAGGGGGTGTAGCAAAATCTAATAGGTTTGCTATATATATGAATAACCCTGCAGGTCAGAATATACTTACCGGAGGTGCTGGAGGTATAGCAGGTGCTATTGGTTCTGTAGCCTCTACAGGTCTGAGATCTCTTGTAACTGGTGGTGGGTTTTCTCCTACTTCCTTTCTTAATGATCCTAGAGATATATATCTACTCGCTGAATCATGTACTTTACCGGGTCGATCATTTATGACATCAGATCGAAGAATAGGTATGAAAACAACTAAAGTACCTTATGGTATAGACTCACCTGATATTGAGATGACATTCTTATTAACAAATGATTACTACATATTTAAATATTTTAAATCTTGGATGGATCTTATATCACCACCCGGCGATATAGATGAAATGAAGATGAATTATAAGGATGTGTTCTCTACAGATATACAGATACAACAAATGGCAACTGGTGATTTTATACCAGCTTATTCTGTATCCTT